GGGGTGGGTCATGCCCGCGATAAAATTTTCCAAAGAAAAAGGCGTTTTTCGGGGTTCGTGTTGCCAACACCCACCCCACCTTCACAAAACAAATCCTATCTGATTGTGCAAGTCTCCAAAAATTCCGAAAAATACAAAAAGACCCCTTTCCTGATCTAATCTGTGCTATACTTGACCGTAAGAAAGGGGCATTGTAAAATGGCAAAACTCGTAAAATGTAAACACTGCGGCGCAAGGATAGCAGTTACCGCTAAAACCTGCCCGCAGTGCGGTGGAGAAAATACACCTCCGAAACCTGTTTATCAAAGATTTTGGTTCAAAGTCATTGCGATAATGTTTGTATTGGCCTTTATTATGGATTTGGTAAGCCCTCGTGACAAAACAGATATTTCGGCTAGCTCTGAAAGCGAAAAACCAACATCATCCGTTGCGTCATCTGTAAAGACAGAATCTGAAAATCCGTCTGTTACTTCGGAAGAAGCCGTAAAAGAGAACGGCTCTATTGTTTTAGTTGATGAAGTTCTTGGTGATTATGGAAAAGAAGAAACAAACAAGAGTGGTTATAAATATATCTGGTACATGGTTCCGACTGGTACATACGAAGTTGAGAATCAAAACAAAGAAGCGACAGTATTTGTTGTGTCTGATGCAAATTCTGACGATGTGAGCGATGTACTGAAATTTGAAAAAGCTGGCGAAAAGCAGAATGTTACCATTAAAGACGGTTATCATATTGAACTTTCGATTAGCACGGAAATTCTATTAACGCCAGTTAAATAAATGGAGAAATACAAATAGGAGCCATCGCAGACCTTGTAGAAAAATAATCGCATAACACAAAAAGCCAGCGGCTAGATGCTCTCTAACCACTGGCTTTTCTTATGGGCTATGTATTATGCGGGCTGATTTTCTTCCTTGACCTCAAACTTCACGTTTGTGGCAGCTGCCAGACGGCGCACGGAGTTGATGAACGCAGATTCCATCTTCTTGTCTTTGCTGTCGAAGATGATGTCAACAGCGTTGATTTTCCGCACAAAAGTCTTGCTCATGCCCTTAGACGCGGCATCCTTCTTGCGGTTATCCAAACGGCGGCGAACATCGAAGCCGTTCTCCTTCATTTCATCATAGACTTCGTTCCACACGTCTGCGTATGCCGTACCACCGCCGCGCTTGGATGCAATGGCATTCAACGTGCGTTGACAGACCTTTCGTGCATCGTCTTTGACGCTGATGGTCATGATCGAGCACATATTGTTGAAACTGGATTCAATGGCATCCACACGCTTTTCGGTTTCTGCGCTTCGTGCAGCCTGTTCGTTCACAGCCTGAACCATCATGTTTAAAATTTGCAAGCTGCTCGGCTGCCCGACCGGATAGAGAGTAGCATAACCACGTTTGCGCAGTTCAGGAAGAATCACATCGCATACAAGCGTCTGAAACTTTTGCGCCGTCTCATTGTTGGCTTTCATGCACAGGCGGTAAAAGATGTTTTCAGGAATGTACTCTGGAAGATTGCCGTCCCCACTTGTGGGGATGCCAAGTTCTGCCAAATACTTTCTGACACGCTCCCACCGAATGACTTCGTTTCCACTGTTCGCAATCTGCGTGAAGCCTAATCCACGAGCGGCATCTTCCAGACGGATGTAGGCTACTCCGTTTTCTTCGTAGCAGCTAACACCCTCAATCAGTTGAATTTCGGCCTTGGTTGTGATACTATGATTCATAGAATCTCCTTAAATAGCTTGCGGAAACTGAGCCGATTTGCTATAATAAGGGCACAATGGCTTCGTTTCCATTGTTTGTTGATGATACGTTCGCTGTGGCTGGTAACTTTAGCGAGCGTATCATTTTTCGTTTTCATCGGTGGAATCCATCGGATGCAGCGCAAAGAACGCTTCACGGAATGCAGCAGAGATGGACACCCGGTTCTTGATGCAGTATTCCTGCAAGCTTGCAAACTGCCGCTCCGTCACGCTGATGGTAACGGTGTGGCCGTAACGCTCTGCGTAAGGACTACTCATACATATTCGCCCCCTTTCGTTTTGCTGTGCAATAAGTGTAACTGCAAAATATCTGAATGTCAATCAAAAATACACTAGATATTGTGTTCACTAGTGTTGACATTAGATTTTGCGGTTCTTATTGGCTGCTCCTGCTTCGTACCCTGCCCGGTAGTTCAGTTCGGACAGCTTACCCAGCGCTTCTGCGTACTCCCTGTCCTCGCTGGTCGGCTCTTTGCCGTGTGCGAGGGTTTTTAGAAATTCTTCGGTTGTCGTGGGAAAGTTCATGTTTTTTCTCCTAACTCTTGCGGAGAGCAGCCCTTTTTGGTATAATAGATTCCGAAAAGGGAGACTGCCCCCCTTGGTGGTTGCAGGTTCTCGTTTCGTGATGTGGATAAGCTATCAGCGTTGCCGTCCAAAGTTCCGCTGGTAGCTTATTTTTTTATGCTTTGATGTTCTCAACGTAGGATGCTACCCACTCGATACCCATGCGGATAACATCAACCTTTGAGATACCCAATGCCTTTGCGCTGCTCTCCATGCTTGCGATCTGGTTCTCAGTGAGCCGGGTGCTTATCATGCGCAGCTTATCACGTTCCGAGGTTTCTGCTCGTCTTGCCAAGCCTATCACCTCGCTTTCGCTGGAACAAGTATAAAGCGTGAAAATATGCTTGTCAAGACCCAAAGTTTTACGGAAATGAAGTTTGGAAGAATTACTCCTTATTATAGAAAATTTTCTACCTGATTGCGATTAACTAAGTAAACATTCCTATACTACTCTAGTATGTATTTATACATACTAGAGTATATTTATATAATATATAAAAACAAACGCTTGACATTTCCATGAAAACATGGTAACATGGATGCAGAAAAGGAGCCGTTATAAGAAAGGGGAAATTAAAATGACTGTCACCGAAATCATTAAAGACATTATGATTAAGAGCCGCCCTCCTAAAACGATGGAAGTTCTTGCTAACGATATGGGTTACAAGTCTGCTTCTGGCGTTGGAGAACGTTTGAAGGGCAACAATATGTCTGTGAAAAAATTATGCGAATTTGCAGAAGCACTGGATTACGAAGTCATTCTTAGGCCGAAAACCACGAAGGAACTGGATGAATACTCCTATAAAATCAAAATTGACAAGTAATGGGTGATTGTAATGCGTTATTTCTTAGCGAGAGTGTCGAGCAAAGAGCAAAATCTTGCGAGACAGCTTAAAATCGCACGAGATCGGTTCGACATCCCAGATGAGAATGTATTTTGTGATAAAATGACAGGCAGCAGCTTTGATCGACCGCAATATAAACGATTAAAAGAGACTGTCAAGGCTGGGGATGAGATCATTGTTAAGGAATTTGACCGATTCGGGCGTGACAAAGACGAGATGAAGCGAGAACTTCAATGGTTCAAAGAAAAAGGCGTGATTGTTCGCATTCTCGACATTCCGACTACGCTTATTGACTTCCAAGACCAGACGTGGGTGCTAGAAATGGTAAACAACATCCTTATTGAGGTTTTGGGCGCAGTAGCTGAACAGGAACGCAAGAAAACCAAGCAACGTCAGGCAGAGGGCATAGCTGCCATGCCTATTGTTGATGGCAAGAGAGTGTCGGCCAGAACAGGCCGTAGCTTTGGCAGACAGGAAAAGCAAGTTGACGAGCAGCAGTTTGAAAGCCTATTAGAGCAACAGCAAAAAGGCAAAATTACCGTAAAAGAGTGCTGCAAGCAGCTTGGCATCGGGAAATCCACTTGGTATGAGCGTGTCGAAAGATACGCAAATAAAAATAGCGGCAGCCCAACCACAAGCCACCGCTAAGAGTACACCAACTTCATCAAAACAGGAAAAAGAATGGTGCAACCACAGTATACCATTCTTTTGGAGGAACATCAATATGAGTAAGAAACAAAAGATGGATTTAACTGAAAAGCTAGAAAATATTCATGGCGGTAATTTGATTGTTCAAGATGGAACAACAAAGCTGCGTTCAATTTTTGATTTTGTGAAATACGAAGAATTGTTTGCTTTTGTTGAAGGATGCAAATTAGCAAACTCCATTCTGATTTTTGAAAATGAAGGATTAACCATTAAACCAACTGAATCAAACTTAGGACAGAATATCCAGCTTGCTATGTATGCCAGCATTTGCGAAGATAGTACGATGGTAAAACAATATCTTGATTACGTTATGAAAGTTGGTTGTGATGGCAAACGTGAGCCGACATTATACAAAGAATGACGCTGCCAAACAGCTTGGTGTAACCCGCCAGACATGGTATCGGATTGCTGAACAGAACAGGTGAAAGGAGTAGCTTATGGACAATTTTAATGCCATCTACAAAATTCTCAAACTGCTGGATAAGCACAAGGGCGATGAAGAATTTGACTATGAGCTTATCTCTGCAAAAGCAATGAAGATAAAGGTCTCTGACTGGGAGCAGATTATGATCGAACTGCAAATGAACGGTTTCATTCGTGGTCTGGTCTACACGCAAGACCTGACGAACAAGTTCCCACATATTGTAGAGCCGATTCACCCGCAGATTACCTTGAAAGGCATGGAATATCTCTCCGAAAACAGCATAATGAAGAAGGTAGAAAAAGGGCTAGAAACGGTCGGGCAGTTCTTTTAATTGATTTTTAGAAAGAAATTTTCTGAAATCGCATTATAAAACCGAATATTTGATTTTTGTGCAGTTGTAGGCACTCTTTACATTTTCAGGTAGGGGGGTGCCTATTTTTTTATGCAGCCAAAGCAGTGTATCGCCATCATTGACAGCATCAAAGCGTATGCAAAGCAGAATCCGACAGAAGCGCAGGTCTACGAGGACTGGTTTCAGGCGGTGGTGAACCTGAGAGATGCTCTGCCGCAAGACAAGCGGTTCGATGCCTACAAATACTCTGGTGAGCTGCGTTCCGTCTGCGCAGCCATGATGGGTAAGATGAAAACAGGCGAGGACGTGGCGAAGGTCTATGACATTATCGGCCGGACGTACCTGTTTGAAGCAAAGGATGTGTTTGACAGCTATTGCATCTACCTTGAATGGAACCGTGCGCCGGAGAAGAAGTTCTATCAGCCGCGCAGGCGCATTCTGCACACGCTTGTCAATGACCTTGAGGACTTGTTTTTCCATCGTGTAGATTTCTTGGGAATCTCGATGGCTCCGAGAACCGGAAAATCAACTCTTTGTATATTTTTCATCACATGGTTGATGGGAAACCGCCCTGACGTTGCATCGGTTATGAGCGGACATTCCGACAAGCTGACTAACGGTTTCTACGGCGAAGTGCTTTCTATCATCACTGACCCTGTGACCTACAACTGGGGCAAAATCTTTCCTGACGTTCAGCTTGTGGACAAGAGCGCAAAGGACGAAAGCGTTGACCTGAACCGAAAGAAGCGTTTCCCCACCCTGACTTGCCGCTCCATCGGCGGTACGCTGACTGGTGCTGTTGAAATCGGTGAGGGCGGCGTTCTGTACAGTGATGACTTGATTGAAGATTTGGAGGAAAGCCTGAACGTTGAGCGCCTGAACAACAAGTACGATGCCTACTTGAACCAGCTGAAAGACCGCAAAAAGCAAGGCGCATTAGAGCTGATGGTCGGCACACGCTGGAACGTGCTTGACCCTCTGGGGCGCATCCAGAACCAGTATGCAGACAACCCGAAGTACAGATTTCGGGTGATTCCTGCGGTAGACGAGAACGGACACAGCAACTTCAATTATGACTATGGCGTTGGATTTGACGATGCTTACTATGCCGATATGAAAGCCAGCATTGACGATGCAACATGGTGGGCAAAGTACATGGGAAAGCCCTATGTGCGTGAAGGTCTGCTGTTCCCTGCCGATGAACTGCGGTATTTTAACGGTGTTCTGCCTGATGGAGAGCCTGATCGCAAGCTCATGGTCATGGATATTGCATGGGGTGGCGGAGACTTCACGGCCTGTCCTATCGCTTATGTGTACGGAGATGCTGTGTTTATCCCTGACCTTGTGTTCAATAACGGCGACAAGACCGTGACCAGACCGGAAGTCGTGGGCAAAATCATCCAGCACAAAATCAATGTGGTGCGTGGCGAAGCCAACAACGGCGGTGACGAATACTGTGACGTGGTAGACAGCCAGCTTCGGCAGCAGGGTTATCACTGCTCTGTTCGCAGCCAACGTGCGCCAAGTGGTCAAAGCAAGCTGTCCAGAATCATCCAGTATGCGCCGGACATCAAGCGGTTCTACTTCCTTGATGAAAAGCACCAGTCGAAAGAGTACAAGGCATTCATGGAACAGGTGACAATGTTCACGCAGCTTGGCAAAGTTCCGCACGATGATGCACCGGATAGTCTGGCACAGCTTGCCGATGAATTGTATAACGGAATCAGTAAAATTGAGCCTGTCAAGAGGCCTTTTTGATTAAAAACACAATATATTGTGTTCGCTGGGTCTGTTTATTTGATTTCACCACTTGACAAGGCTTATAATGTACGCAGGAAGATTTGTAGCTTCCTCTAAGGAATAGCCCAGCGCAGCAAGGTTTTTTCATTTTTACTTGCTTGGGCGTCAATAGGCATATTCCTCCTTTCACCGGTGGAGGTTTTCTCACTCTTTTGCCTTCACCGGGCTTTATATGTTGCGTTTCCAATTGTAAGGGGAATGCCAGACTGTCTCCCCCACGGCTGGCAAGCAACGGTTCGATTCCGTTACGCAGCACAATCAACTACCTAGCTTTGCATGGACTTATTCTCCAAAACCTCTACCGCTATTCCCGGCTCTCAATGTAATGTTTAGGCATGACATTGCAAAGAGCAGCGGTTAACCAATCAAGCCGGTTTTTTATGCTACATTAGCTTAGTATGGTTAGAGCACTCGGCTCATATCCGAGCATACATTGGTTCAAATCCATTATGTAGCACCAAAATTGCAGCTTACCCGTTTACGTCTGTCCAACAACTGAATGTAAAGGCTGCAATGGTTTTCTTCGGGCGAAGAATAGCACGGCTGGAAGTGCGAACAGTTTCCCAGTAGCTTCTGACAGGTCTGTGCTCAACAGCCTGTTTCCAGAAATCCAACGAAAGGAGCGCTCATGCTAGTTAGAATCTGTTGCCCTTGTATCAGGCAAAACCCAATCTATAAGAACGTCCGCTGCAACCGCTATCTTGGCGAAGTGGATGGACGATATCATTTCAAGTGCGACAGATGCAAGGGTGTTATTGAAGGAGACACAAGGGAAGGATGGGTAAAAATCATCCATCCACCGGAAAAGTAAATAGCTTTTGAAGCGCAGTTTTGGCGCAGTGAGATAGACCTTAATAGGTTTGTCTTGCTGCGCTTTTTTATTTTGCCGGAAAGGAGAAACACATGGCTGAGTATCAGACGGTTGTTGGCGGCTTTTTGAATGAACCGCTGACCGGTCGTAGACCGATTGAAACGCCGGAGACGGAAATCAATCGGTCAAACGTGCTGAAAGTTGTTATGGGCAAGGCAGAGCCTATTCATCTGCTAAATAAGAACGAGATTCGCTTTCTGCACAACTACTACTTGGGTAGCCAGCCTGTCCTCCACCGCACGAAAGAGTACCACGCTGAAATCACCAATCGCATTGTAGAGAATCATGCCAACGAGTGCGTTGGCTTCTACACCGGCTACATGAGCGGCACTCCTTGCTCTTATGTGCGGTCTGAAACGGCAACTGGTGACGGTGAGGAAATCGCCCGCCTGTCAAATGCTTTGCAGTATGAGGGCAAGGATGCACTCGATCGGCGGCTCTGGCAGTGGATGTTGGAGTGCGGACAGGGATATCGCATCGTTCTTCCTGACAAAGGGTACAACGGCAACTACCCGGACGAAACGCCCCTACTGGTGGACGTTCCCGACCCGGACATGGCGTATGTGATTTACAACTCCGGCATTGGACACAAGCCCATTGCCAATGTTCTGCACATCCCACGCAATTATCAGAATGACCTGAACGACCTGATTTGTGTGTATACGCCGAACCAGTACTTTGAAATCGACAACTGCAAGGTAGTTAACGAGGGAGGAAATGGTGAACACCATTCCCTTGGAATGCTACCGATGGTCGAATACAAGCTGAACCCGGAACGAATGGGTCTGTTTGAACCGGCTATCCCTGTGCTGGATGCCATCAACGACCTTGAAAGCAACCGTTTGGACGGTGTGGCGCAGTTCATCCAGTCCATCATGGTGTTTACCAATTGCCTTGTGGACAAGGATGCTCTCGACCAAGTAAAAGAGCTTGGTGCAATGTGCCTGAAATCCACTTCTGGTCTGCCCGCTTCTGTTTCTCAGATTGCAAACGAGCTTGACCAGCAGCAGAGCCAGACCTTGCTTGATTCCATGTTGAACGTGTACCGCAGCCTGACTGCCATGCCTAGTGCTACTGGCAGCGAGAACGCAACGTCAGACAACGTGGGTGCAGTTATCGTCCGTAATGGCTGGAATCACACCGAAGCAAGAGCGCAGCAGTACGAGAATATGTTCAAGTATGCTGAGCGCCAAAGCCTGTCTGTAATGTTGAAAATCCTGCGTGATACGGCTGGTTCTAAACTGATGGCAAGCGACATCAACATCAAACTGCCCCGCCGTCAGTACGACAACCAGCAGAGTAAGGTTCAGATTTTTGCGCAGATGTTGCAGCAGCCGATTGACCCGCAGTTGGCGTTCACTACGCCTGGTCTGTTCCCCGACCCACAGGCTGCTTACGAAATGAGCAAGCCTTTCCTGATTGCCGCTGGCAAGCTGGGCGAGGATGGGAAAGCTCCGAAGCCGCAGGAGCAGCCCAAACAGGATGTTCCCGGCACAAATGCTGGGAACGTGGCAGATGAACAGTCTGCCGATACCAATAAAGAAACAGAGGACGAATAGTCCTTTGCCATAAACACGGCAGGGAAGCCGGGATATAAATTTCGCAGCGTTGCAGGGAAGCAACGGTAAAAAAACGCAGGAGGAAATTAACGATATGAAACTTAATGTGTTGCTTGGTGATGCCTACAAAGAGGGCATGACCGCCGATGAAATCATTTCTGCGCTGGAAAAGGTTGCAGACCCTAACGCAGAGGTCGAGAAGCTGCGCAACGCAGTGACGAAAGCCAACGGCGAAGCCGCCGAGTACAAGAAGCAACTCAAGGCAAAGCGTACCGATGACGAGAACGCCGCACAGGAACAGGCTGACAAGCTGGCAGAGATGCAGAAGCAGATTGATGCCCTGACCGCCGACAAGGAGAACCTCGTCAAGGAAAAGACCCTTGCATCTTACCGTGAAAAGTTCGTTGCACAGGGTTATGACGCTGAACTTGCCAACAAGGCTGCGTCTGCACTGGCTGACGGTGACATGGACAAGGTGTTTAAGTTTCAGGCGGAGTTTATGACCGCCCATGACACCGCATACAAGGCTTCCCTGCTGAAAGATATGCCCACACCTCCGGGTGCGGATGGCAATGGCGGCTCTGACAGTGAGGGCGTGGCATTTGCTAAGAGCCTTGCACAGCAGAACGCAAACACTTCTAAGGCATCGAGTGACGCAATGAGTGCTTTCCATTAACAAGGAGGAAAACATGAAGTTTACCCGAAACACGGTCAACGGAATCAACGATACCATCCTCGCTTCCAATGACTACACCGCCATCCCCTTTACCGTGACCGAAACTGCTGCGGTTAAGGCCGGCCATCCCATGACGCTGGCTGGCAAGAAAGCTGTTGCTGCTGGCGAGACTGGTTCTAAGACCATCAACGCTGACGGCATCCTGCTGTATGACGTTGACCCGGCAGAGAACCCCAATGCTTCCCTGCTGATTCGTGGCGTTATCGACACCAAGAAAGCAGCGGCAAGTTCCAGCTTCACCTTTGACGCTGACGCAATCAAGGCACTCAAGACCGCCGTTCCCGGCATCTTCTGCCGTGACAACATCAGCGTGAACGCTTAATAGGAGGTAAAACAACATGGCACTGAATCTTAAGGAAGTCTTTGCCCCGGCTGCGATTGCCGCCTATTGGACGAACGACCCCACCAATGCGATGCCCTTTGCATCTGATGCACTGTTCCCCGCAAAGAAGAAGGCCGGTCTTGACCTGAAGTGGCTGCGTGGTCACAAGGGTGTTGGCGTTTCCCTGATGCCAAGCGCATTTGACGCAAAGGCTACGTTCCGTACCCGTGATGGCTTCAAGTTCGATGAGACCGAGATGCCGTTCTTCCGTGAGGGCTACCATCTGGGTGAGAAAGACCGTCAGGAAATCCTGCGTGTTCTGGACAGCAATGACCCCTATGCTCGTGACGTGATGAACCGTCTGTACGATGACACCGCACAGCTTATCACTGGTGCACGTATCGTACCCGAGCGTATGATCTGGCAGCTGCTGGCTCCCGCCAATGGTGCTCCTGGCATCACCATCAAGGCAAACGGCGTGAACTACACCTACAATTACGACCCGGACGGCACTTGGAAGTCCACCAACTACAAGGGAGTCTCTGCCGCAAAGTCTAAGTGGAACGTCGCCACCGCCACCCCCATTGCTGACCTGAACGCCGCAAAGGACGCTGTTCTGGCAAGCGTTGGCGAAGTCGTGACTGAGGTGTACATGAACACCGCCACCTTCCGCAACATGATTGCTGCGGACGAGGTGAAGAATCGGTTTATGACCGTCACCGCAAAGGCAAACGCCGTTCTGCTGGATGCTGAAGCACGGCAGATTATCGAATCTGCAACCGGTCTGACCATCCATCTGTACGACAAGATGTTCAAGGCAGACCAGTACAGTGCAAGCGAAAAGTACCTGCCCGATGGCATGGTGGTGGTTGCTCCGTCCGGCGCTCTGGGCAGCACTTGGTATGGCACTACTCCTGAAGAAGCCGACCTGCTGTCTGGTCAGTCTGGTGCATCCGTGTCCATCGTGAACACTGGCGTTGCCATCACCACTGAGCTGACCGTTCACCCGGTCAACGCCAACGTCTATGCTTCTGAAATCGTCCTGCCGTCTTTTGAGCGCATGGACGCTGTGTACTGTATCAAGGCTTACTAAGGCGAAAGGAGGAAAGCAGCATGGGAGACCAGTATTCCGAAGCGGCAGTCAAGCTGGGGCAGTACATTGCCCCAGCACTTGACCGTGAAATCACGGACGAGGACTACCCACTCTTCGACCTGCTGCTTGATTTTGCCAAAGACAAGATATTTGCACAGGGCTACCCCTTCGGCAACAGACCGGACGAGTTGCCCTCGCAGTATCAGTCGTTGCAGATACGCATTGCAGCAGAACTGTATAACCACATCGGTGCAAACGGACAGACGAGCTACACCAACAATGGCATTACTCGTGTGTGGGAAAGCTCCGATGTAGCACAGTCCCTGCTGAATGAAGTGGTTCCGAGAGTAGGTGTTATCGGCTGATGTTCAATGGAAGCCCGCTGGATAAGCGTCCGCTGTGGTACTCGAACCCTGTTGGCGAGAAAACGCCTGTCGTAGACGAATGGGGAAACGAGACTGGCGAATCCGCATACGAATCGTGGAGCGAACCCGCAAAGCTAATGCTGAATGTCAGCCCGCCTACCGGCGCTGCGGAAGCAAACCCTTTCGGCACGTTCACGGATTACAGCTACGTTGTCAGTTCGTCCAGCAAAAAGCACAACACCCCGCTTTATGAAGGCACACACGTCTGGTTTCAGACAGACGTTTCAAAGCCCTTCAATTACACTGTGGTCAAGGTCGCAGAGCATATTACGGACACGCTGTATGCGCTGAAAGAGGTGGCTGCAAGTGAAAATTAAAGTGAGGTTGAGCGATGCCGGACTTAAACAGGCTGAGGAAGATATTCGCAAATACAAGGCCACCCTGAACCAAAAGGCGCAGTTATTCGCAAAGGCGCTTGCCGATAAAGGTCTTGCTGTTGCAACAATCCGTTTTGCCAATGCCCAATACGCTGGCAAAAACGATGTTAAGTGCGAAGTTATCCAAAACGGCGCTTCTTGCACCATCCTAGCGGAGGGGCAAGCGGTTGCTCACATTGAGTTCGGTACAGGTGTTACACATCAGGGTTGGGGCGCTGCCGGAACGGTCGGCCCCATTCCATTGCCTGATAACATTGGTGAACACGGTACTTATGGCAAAGGGAACGGACAGCATAAACGCTGGTACTACTACGGCGAATCCGGTAACGCTGGCACCCCTGTTAAACAGGTGGATGGCAAAGGCCAGTTGAACTACACCAGCGGCAACGATGCGGCTATGGCTATGTGGGGAGCTGTTGAGGAAATGGCTTCTCAAGTCGAAGCAACGTGGAGGGAGGTTTGGAATAGTTGATTGATTATTTCAATTCTATCTTCACGGCTGTTGCTACGGAACTGCGAAAGCAAGTCCCCGGCATCTTTGTCACTGGTGAAATCAATGACAGCAATGTCAAGAAGTTTCCGTGTGTGCAGATAGAGGAAAACAGCAATCTGCCTGTGCACATTGATTCTGCCGGGCACAGCAAGTATGCCGCTGTTTCTCTGCGTGTGCGTGTCTACTCCAACAAGAACACCGGACGCATTGCAGAAGCACGTTCCATCGTTGGAATCGTGGATTCTGTTCTTGAACCGCTTAAATTTTATCGCAAATCGTTTGCCCCGTTGAATGGGCTGTACAACAATTCCGTCTATCGGATTGATTGCAGCTACGGGGCAACAATCGGAGAGGACGGAATGATTTACCGAAACTAAGGAGGTAAACATTCTATGAGTATTGCTATCTCCGGTCTGAATACCACCCTGTATTGTGGCGACAGCGCAACCGCTCTGACGAAGCTGTGCGACATCAAGGATGTGCCCGACCTGATCTCCGAGCCGAACCTTCTGGATGCCACTACCTTGTCTGACCCTATGCAGGTCAACATCTTTGGCATCATCCAGAGCGACACCAAGTCTTTCACCGCTAACTACAACAAGGCTGACTATACGAAGGTCAAGGCCGCTGGCTATGATGAGACTTCCGAGAGCAACACCGTGAAGTATTACGCCCTGAAGATGCAGGACGGCTCCGGCTTCACTTGGCAGGGTATGCATCAGGTTGGCTTGTCCGGCTTTGGCGTGGACGAGGTTGTGGAAATGACTATCAACTGCATCTTCACCAAGAAGCCTGAGTTCAGCGAGACCCTGACTGTCAATGGCGGCTAAACCGCAAAAATCGAATCAATCAAACCGGGCAGAACTGAACAACGGATTTGGTTCTGCCCCTATTTATAAAGGAGAGCATTTATTATGGCTACTAAGGTTATCAACTTTCATTCCCCCGATGGTAAGAACACTTATGAGCTGACCTTCACCCGTGACAGCGTGGAAGCCACCGAACGCGCAGGCTTTCAGATTGGCCAGTACACCCAGATGACCAATCTGCTGTCCAACTCCCGTGCCCTGTTCTACGGTGCTTTCATTGCACGGAACAGGGGCATCAAGCGCAAGGTCGTTGATGAGATGTTCCAGCACATTGAGGATAAGGAAGACCTTATGGGCGTTCTGCTTGAGATGTTCGTGGATGCTTCTAAGTCTCTGCTGGCAACTGACACCGAGGACAAGACCGCAAAAAACGCAACGTGGGAGATTGTGTAACTGCACAATCTCAGGAAACAGACAGAGAAGGAGAACCGTTCTCCTTTTCCAAGCTATTCCACGATGTAGAAGCCTATTACATCTCCATCGGCATGACCTACGACCAGTTCTGGTACGGCGATGTCTGGCTGGCGAAGGTTTATCGCGACGCAGAGGAGCTGCGGGAACGCAGAGCCAACACAGAAGCGTGGAGAAATGGCTTTTACATGGCATCTGCGCTTTCCTCTACGGTTGGCAATATGTTCCGAAAGAAAGGGTCTAGCCCCATCAAGTACATGGATAGACCGCTTCCCCTTACCCAAAAGGAGAAAGACGAGTATGAATACCAACGCGCAGTTGAGGCGCAGGAGCGAATCAAGAGAATGATGTTCTCTATGATGGAAAGCGATGGTGGTAGTGATGGCTGATGTTGATATTACGAGCTTATCCGTAGAAATTTCTGCAGAATCGCAGGGTGCAGAGCTTAATATCGACAAGCTCGCTGCCGCCATTTCTAATTTGCGGACGAAAGGCAACGTGGCAAAGGTTTGCAGTAGTCTTGATAAGTTATCTGCTTCTATTTCCGCTCTTAAATCCGCATCTACTGGGCTGGACGGTCTTAGCAAAATCACGTCTTTTATGAACGGTCTTGCTAATGTAGACCTTACTCAAAGCGCAAAAGGCATCCGCTCTGTTGCTAATGCTTTGAACAAAATTTCGTCCGTCAATCTTGGAAACATGGATTTTTCAGGACTTGGCAGCAAGATGAACAGCTTGAAGAACGGCCTTTCCCCTATTTCTTCTATTAGCGATTCTTCCATTAAGAGTTTGCGTGGCGTAAGCAGTGCAATCAATTCCATTGCTAAAATCCCAAGCATTACAAAGAAGCTGGACTCTAAAACGCTTGATGATTTTGCGGAAGTTTGTAAGAAAGTGGCATCCGCTATTTCTCCACTCGCTTCCAAACTGGACAAGGTAGGGCGCTCTTTTTCTTCACTTCCATCTAAAATTAAAAGTGCTGTCAATTCTACAACCCGCTTTTCTTCGGCAAACCAGAAAGCAAATACTAGCCTTTCAAGCTTGGCAAGCCAGTTGGAAGCCATCAAGAAACGTGCAGCACAGCTAGTTTCTCTGAAAGCTATTGCCACTTATCTTGCCAATGCCGTTACTAAGTTCAATGACTTTTATGAAGCAACAGACTTGTTCAATAACGCAATGGGCGAGTTAAGCGGTCAAGCAACAGAGCTTATCAATAAGATGGAATCTCTGCTTGGCATCGACCCGACAGAAGCAATGACAAACATTGCTACGATCCAAAGCCTTGCAACTTCGTTCGGCCTGGCAAGCGATAAAGCGTATATCTTATCCAAGAACCTGACCCAACTTGCCTATGACGAATCGTCCTATTGGAATAAAGATACCGCTACTACCTTTACCGCAATTGCTTCTGCTATCTCTGGAGAACTTGAGCCTATTCGCCGCTTGGGCGTTGACTTGTCTCAGGCACGGTTGCAGCAGGAACTTCTTGCTTTGGGCTTTAATAAACAGGTTTCTAGTCTGTCTCAGGCAGATAAGGCAGTTCTTCGCTACATCGCCATTATGAAGCAGACTACCAACATTCAAGGCAACCTCGCGCAGACCATTAGTAGCCCCGCCAATATGGTACGCATTTTGAAGTCTGAAATTTCGCAGCTTGCAAAGGCTGTAGGCCAGCTTCTTTATCCCGCATTTAAGGCGATTCTCCCCGTTCTGATTGCAGCAGTTGACCTTATCAAAGAATTTGTGGTCTCTCTTGCATCTGTGTTCGGGCAGAAAATTGAATTTACCGATTTTAGCAAGACACAGAAAGATATTGGCGGTGTAACCAGCGCTATGGATGACACTGCTGATGCTACGAAAGCGGCGGCGAAAGCGGCCAAAGATTATACGATGGGCTTTGATGAATTAAACATTATCGACCCTTCGCAAAATTCCGGCTCTTCTGGCTCTGGCAGTGGCGGTGTTGCTGGCAATCTGCTCGGCGACGTTGACCTCTCCCAGTATGATATGTTCAAAGATTATGCTGGAAGCGCTGTTGACGAGATTAAGGCAAAATTAAAATCTCTCGATTCTTTCCAAATCGGAACCCAAATCGGCGAACAGCTAAATAAACTTATGGGCATGATTTATAATGCCATCCATTCTATTGATTGGGCCTCGCTTGGAGCGTTTTTTGCAGATGGCGTTAACGGGCTCGTGGATTCTGTAGACTGGGATTTGTTTGGCCGATTACTTGCGGACAGATTCATCATCGAGTTTGAGCTTCTTGGTGGTTTCCTGTCTCAGCTTGACTGGACATCTGTGCTTAACGCCTTTATTGATGGCTTTTCTGGATTTTTTCACGAACTTTCAGATTGGATAGCAACAGTAGATTGGACTGGTGTTGGGAAGCAACTAACTGATAAGCTTTCTGATGCTCTTCAAAATGTTGAGATTGAAAAGCTTGCAAGAGTTTTTTTCAACTTTATTACTGATAGCATTAACGCTGTTTCTGATTTCTTGGCTGGCACAGACTCTTACCAGCTCGGTCAAGACCTCGTTGACTTTGCTATTAGAGCCGTTACTTCTGTAGATTGGGCCGGTCTAGCTCAAGCCATCGGTCGTTTCTTTGGCGAAGCATTCATTGAAGCACTCGACTTCATGGGCGGTCTAGTTTCTCGAATTGCCGATTATTTTGAAAAGAAAGTGGCAGAGGGGCCGTTCAATAATGTTGGCCTGAATATTGTCTACGGTATTTATTATGGCATTCAAGACGCAATCACGAATGTTGCTTCTTGGATTGTCGAAAATGTGTTCAATCCATTCATCAATGGCTTTAAGTCTGCCTTTGGAATCAATTCCCCATCTACCGTAATGGCCGAACAAGGCGGCTATATTATCGCTGGATTAAAGAAAGGCATTACCGATGCTATCTCTAGCGTAGCTGAAACCGCAAAGAAGATTCTTTCTGCAATCAAGAGTGCATTCGACAATTTTAGTCTTTTTGATATTGGCAAAAATCTGATTCAGGGTCTTATTGATGGCGTGAACAACATGATTGAAACGGCCAAAAACGCTGTTGCAAATGTTGGCAATGCAGTCATTGATAAGGTCAAGAATGTGCTCGGCATCCACTCCCCTTCTACTGTATTTGCGGAGATTGGCGGTTACATCGTTCAAGGTCTTGCAAACGGCATCAATGCTGCGTCTCCCTATGTTGAACAAGCTATGACCAATTTGGCAAACGTTGTTCAGCAGAAGGGCAACGAGATGATTGACTATGGCGCAGACGTTGCAAATGGCTTTGTTGATAACATGGTCAATACGTTTGACGCAAAGTGGAATGAAATCGACAACGGTCTTAAGAGTGACTTTATTGGCACGATTAAGAGCATGATCGATGCGGTCAAAAAAGGCGATATCCAAACCGTCGCCGAAAACACAGCAGCCATCATCTGGAAGGCAATGGGGGAGGAAAACCGAAAACAGGTCAAGTCTTACGCTTCCGACTTGGTTTCCAATCTCACCAGTGCTCTTAAGACCGTTGGTTCCAAAGTATTTTCTTCTGCAAAACTCGTCGGAAACAATATCTTAGCTGGGATTACTTCAAAATTTGGAGAAATCTCCACGCAGGTCGTCGGTCTTGGAAGTAAAATTGCGTCCTCGTTTTCTTCTCTGATTGGGCCAATCTCGGCATCCGGCAGGGCGATCAGTATTGGCCTTTCTTCTGGCGTTTTGAGCCAGTTCCCATCTATCATCGCTGGCATTGCCGGGCTTATCGGTCAAATTGGAGCTGCTTTTATGGGCATCTTGCAGACGATCGGCAGCGTTTTGACCTCTCTTGGCATTCCAACCGGCGTCATCATGATTGCTGGCGGCGTTGCAATTGCAGCCGCCATCGCAGGAATTGTCGGAACGCTTGTTGGAAAGTACGGAACAAGCTCCCGCCCGTCTGTGAATGACAACTACTCAAGCTACCCTGGCACGAGCGATTATGATTCCGCCAATGGCTCCAATACGTCTTCCGGTAGCTATTACCCAAGTTCTTCCGCTAGCGGAGCGAGCCCCGCAGAGCTCCGCAGTGCCGTCCATGATGGTTGCTATAACGCATTCCTTGACATCTTCCAGCGGTACGGAGACGAGCTTACCGGAGGGAAAGAGCTCAAGATTTACCTTGACGGAAAGCAAATCACTGCGTCCGTTGAGAAACGGCAGTCTGAGCGTGGGTTCCAGATTATGGGAGACGAAGTTTACAGCTACTAAGGAGGTTTACGTTTTATGCAATCTCTCGTCACAGTAAATGGCAGAGAGCTGCCTGAGCCTTCCTCCTACGACGCTACAACAAGCACTATAGTCGATTCTGGACGAAACGTACAAGGCAAAGTCGTTGGGTCTGTGGTGCGGCACGATGTTGCGAAGATTTCTCTAAAATGGAATTATCTTACCGCAAGACAGTGGGCGGACGTCATCGGGCCGTTCACCACAAACTTTTACTGCACTGTTCGGTTTTATAACCAAGCGACTGCAAGCTACACGACAAGGCAAATGTATGTTTCCGATAGAACAGCTGGGATGTGGAGGCGTTCTCCGTCCAACGGAAACGTTATGGGATGGGTCGGAGCGGCTCTTAGCCTTGTTGAAGTTTAAGAGAGGTGATTATTCATGGGCTTTCTGCCTTCCGACAAGTGGCTTGAACAATACGACAAGACACTTGTTCCGGAGATGTTTGTTCGCATCACTTACCACGCCTCTGACGATAAGGCGCAAGCAGACGCTATTGCCAGCTCTTCCAACCAGGCTTTATTCAGCAACACGTTGTCTGTCACAGACCTGGATTCTGCTTCTTTGGCCAATTATGCCACCGGAGAACCTAATTTGTGGGTTCTTGATGGGAGCAAACTTTTGGTCCCAGGTTCAGAGCCCTACGAGAACGCTGGGTATTTAAGTATGGATTGTGTTTCTGACACAAACCATCCGATTATCACTTTCTCTTTCAGCAAAACACACACTGAAAGAATCCCCGGAATTATAATCGTGTGGTCGTCTGCTTTAAATGAATATGCAAAATCTTTTAAACTAACGGTCTATAACGGCAGCGAGCTTGTTGCAACAAAACAAGTTGACGACAACAAGTCTGTTGAATCCTCTGTAGATTTTGAGATTTCCGGATATGATTCAATCACTTTGGAAATTTTAGAGTGGTGCATCCAGGGCCGCAGAGCCAGAGTGGAGCAAGTTGAATTTGGTCTGCGTGTCCAATTTAGCAAATCGGATTTGCTTTCTTATACGCACGAATCAAAACGCGACCCAATTTCTGGGCAGCTTTCCAAAGATTCCGTTTCGTTTTCTGTTGACAACTCCGAGCAACGCTGGAACCCGGTAAATCCAGGTGGACTTTATCGGTATCTCTATGAACGTCAGGAGATTTCAGTTCAGTACGGCATGGACATTGGAGATGCTGTCGAATGGATTGATGGAGGGAAGTTCTTTCTTTCTGGGTGGACAATTCCAGCAAATGGCATAACGGCGTCGTTTGATGCCAGGGACGCTTTGTCTTTCCTCCAAGATTCCATCTATACCGGGCACACGAGCGGAACCCTTTATCAGATGTGCTTTGATGCGTTGGAACTTCTGGATGTTTCCGGAATATCTTACGAAATTTCGGAAGAATTAAAGAACTATTCTTCCGACATTTCCTCCGATGCTTCCTCTTATAAAAACGCAGACGTTCTTCAGCTTGCTGCAAACGCAGCCGGGATGGCTCTTTACCAATCCAGAGATGGGGTCATTCACATTGAACGTGTCCCTCTTGTTCCAGTCACGAGGTCTGGTATTGAGGAAATATCGCTCTTGAATAGCTTTAAATACCCAGAAATAACGTTTTCGACAAAAATAAAAAACGTATCGTGCAAGGTTGGCGGCGAATCCGTTTTTTATCCAGCCGGAGCTAGTGGGAACGGAGCGACCCAAAGCATCAATAATCCGCTTGTATCGAAATCTGTATTTTCTAGCGTAAAAAATGCGTTGACCGAAACATACGCACTTCTTTCTAACAGAAGAAAGGTAAACTTGGAATTTCGTGCAAGCCCTCATATTGATGCGTTGTCTTTTGTTAGAGCAAACCATCAGTTTGGATATGCATCGAACGTTCTCGTTACGGATGCCAAGTATACCTTTAATGGCTGTTTTAAAGGGACGATGGAAGGATATATGGTGGAAAGCGTAAGTGCCCTTAGACTTGACAAGGGCTCCGTTTTTGTGGCTCCTGGAGAGACCGTTCGTTTAACCGCAACGCTTGTCCCTTCCTCAGAGGATTCCCCGGCAATCGGATGGGAAGCATCTCCTCCCGGCGTTGTTTCCATTTCGGTCGCTTCCAACAAAGGCGGCGTTTCTGCTTGCGACATTTCTTTTGTTTCCAGTGGAGATGCCGTAGTCACAGCCTTCGTATCTTCCGTATCTGCAAAGTGTACCGTTATCAGTCAGGCTCCGTCTTTGTCGGATATGCCGGAAGGATCGTCTGTTTACATTCAAGAAAGTGGTGCGGATGTAGAGTTTGTTGTCGCAAAACATGGGTATGAGCCTGGCTTAAATGGTCCCGGTAGAACACTTCTTATCAGGAAAGAACCTCTTGCTGAAACAGTGTGGAACCAGACGCACGTCAATACATACGCTGGAAGTTCCATCGACAAATTGTTGAATGGCGATTACAAAAACAAATTCAACGATGCCGTCAAGTCCGCAATGGGGCTTACCTCTTTCTATTACACGGTAGGCGGTAGCACTACGGAAATCAGAACGCTTTCTCGCAGTGTTTTTCTCCCGTCTATTTATGAGATGTTTGACCCGGAAGACAAAAACGCAGATGTTTATGTAAATGGCAGTAACCCATTTTTCAAAAAAGAAGGTTCTGTACTACCAAAGCAAACCCGAAATGTTTTTGTTCAGTCTTATGATGATTCCGCCAATCGTCTTATCCGCAGATGGTCACGTTCCCCTGCATGGCGAGATTTTAATGGAAACCATATCGTGGGCCAACTCGTTGGGACTTACAGTCTTGGAACGTCTAGTGCAGGTAGGATTTTTTTCCTCACAGAGCAGTACAATGCTTGGAGCTCTAACAAGTTCAGCCCTGCTTTCACGCTTCCGTCCACGACTAAAGTCGGCAACGGCAAAAAGATTTTGCTTTAAGGAGGGACTATGGCGATTTGGATTACAGACAGAAGCCAAGACGATGTTGACCGCCTAAAGTTCATTTACGGCAAAGCCGTGAACGGGACCTGGACGGATGAGGAAAAAGCAGAGTGGCTTTCCGGTATGAAAGGGGCTCTTGACTACAGAGATTTTTCGAGAATAGAAACCGGCATATCAGAGCTTGCTTCACTTCTTGGCGCGGACGTAGATGTCAAGATGGACTGGAACATAAACGGGTATCTTACCACGTCAGATGCTACTAGGTGGCTGTCGAATATCGAATCTATTCGTTCTAAAAACTCAGGAGACGCCAAAACTGCGCCGACACCTACGTCTATGGATAGGCTCGGATTCGAGACAATGAACCAACTTGAAAGCATTTTGTCAGACATAGAATCAATCGCCAAAACTTACGTTACTTTTTCTGGCGAATACATGGCTGGGGAGGACCAATATGGTTTTTGAAGACCGCATATCAAAATATCCTGGCAGGTGGACGTTAGTCCGTGAGGATGGGTCGTCTGAAGTTGTAACGCTCGTCCGAAACGACGAACCTATAAAGGACGGCACACCAATCAACGCATCCACTTTAAATGAGCTGAGTACAGTTGCAGGTGCCATCAACGCAAAAGAGGAAGCCGTCTCTGCGGCAAATTCCGCTGCGGAAGAACGTGCAAAAGCAGAACAGGCTGCAAAAAATGCCGCAAAAGATGTTTCTGCAATTGTAAAAGCAGACTCTGAAAATGCAGCTTTGTCTGCTACTGCTGCCAAGACAAGCGAAATCAATTCAAAGAGTTCGGAATCTCAGTCTGCTACTTATTTGCGGGGCACAAAAGAATACTTTGAGCAGGTCCGCACCATCACCATCGGTGCACAGGGGTGGTACGCCACGCCGGAAGCTCTGAAAGCCGCTGTTCCCATAGGCGAAAATGGCTGGTGGGCGGTCGTTGGTACCACAGACACTATTTGGACGTGGGACGGTGACACCGGCGCGTGGGTCGATACCCGCAAAGAGGTGGACCTGTCAGACTACCTGACGCAGGACCAGATCAGAAAGCTGCTTGAGCAGTACATGCCCCTTCGCCCCGCTACGGCGGGCCAGCTGGGCGGCGTGAAAGTGGGCGACTATCTGGACATCGCTGCGGACGGCACCCTGAGCGGCAAGACGCTGTATGACACCATCGCGGCCAGTGTGGCGGTCAAGTCGGAGGCGCGACTGGTGTGGAACACCCATGTGACGTCTCCTAACAAATTCACAACTTGGGATGTTCAGATTCCAGACAATGTTGATAAGATATGCATTACCAAAGGCAGGAGCAACAGCAGCAGTAATAAGACTGAAAAAAGCATTGCACGCGGTGGCACGACAACTTATAACTGTTACTACGATTTTACAATCACATTCCAAACAAACGGCATCCTTCATGTTGCTAATTCATACAAAACACTTTACCCTCTGGAACTCTGGATTGACGGCTACCACTACCCCACCCTCGCGGACCTGCTGACCGAGACGCAGGCCGCGCAGGCGGACACGGATGCCCTGGCGGTAGATCATGAATACCGCATCGCCATGCTGGAACTGGGGATGACCGACGACACCACCACTGACACCACCACATAAGGAGGCAAAAACTATGTTGTATCGTATCTGTAAACGCCTGATCGAGCGCGGCCAGACCGCTGGCCTTGCGGAAAAAATTGATGTTTTTTACGCCCTCGGCCGCATCACCGAAGCCGAGTACAAAGAGCTGACCGAGCTGCTGGCCCAGCAGGAGGCCACCCATGACGCTTAATGCCTACTCTTGGGCCCTGGAGGTTGATCGCAATAAACAACACATTTTTGACCGCACTTTTTAACTTTTTGAGCCGGTTCTTTGCCGCTTTGGCGGAAGAACAGGCAGAACAGGAGGACACGATGGCATTTGTGACCGAGTGGACGGGAGACCCGCCATACCGCTACATCGACGTAAGCCGGTATCAGGGCAACATTACACCGGAGGGCTGGAAGAATGTCAAGGCCGCTGGCTATCAGGGCGTCATGCTCAAGACCGTCAGCACAAACCGCAGACTCTCCAAGCGGGCGGACGGCCTGTACATCGACCCGACCTTTGAAGCAAACTACCGCAATGCAAAGGCGGCAGGTCTGGCTGTGGGCGTGTATTACTACACCTACGCCACCAGCGAGGCAATGGCCGATGCAGAGCTTTCCCTGCTGGCTGACGCCCTGCGTGGCAAGACGCTGGAAATGCCTGTGTCAGTGGACGTGGAGGACAACAAATTCAGGGTTCTTGGCAAGCAGGCATTGACCGACCTGACAGCCTACGCCCTGAAAAAGGTGGAGGACATGGGCTTTTATGCCCAGCTCTATACCTACACCAGCTTTGCTAAGACACGCCTGTATATGGGCGGTGCTGCCCTCAGCCCCTACGACGTGTGGCTGGCCGACTACACAGGAAAGACACCTGCCGTGACCTTTGCCTACAACACCCACCAGCACACCAGTAAGGGCAGCGTCCCTGGCATTTCCGGCCACGTTGACCTCAATGTGACCACACGCAACTACCCGAAGATCATCTGCAAGAAGGGTCTGACCCGTCTCCGGGATGGCAAATGACCGAAAAACAAGCTCTCGTTTGGGTACTTGGCGTTTTGGGGAGCCTGTGCGCCGGAGCTATCACGGTGGACAAGGTGCTGGACATTATCCACAAGTACCTAAAAAAGGCGCAGGCACCGGACACGGCCCAGAACTTGCGTCTGGATGATCTAGACCGCCGCATTGGAGCCTTAGAGAAAGGATACCTTTCTCATGGTGCCGCATTGACCAGAGACCTTAGCCGATTTACCGAAATTGATGAGGTGGACCGCCTTACCCTGGAAGCCGTTCGTGCTTTGCTTGAATCGCAGCTGACTGGAAATAATGTGGCAGCAATGCAAGCAAGCAAAGCAAAAATTGATAACTACCTGATGGAAGGAGTAACGAAACATGGAAGCAATGCTTAACTTTATCCCAACCCCCGTCGCCCTGGTGCTGATGGCCCTGGGCTTTATCTCTCTGGCTGTAGGTGCCATTCGCCTGGGCTATAAGCAGTACGTCAAGCAGTGGGCGCTGGAGCTCGTGACTCTGGCAGAAAACAGCATCATGGGCAGCGGCCAGGGAGCCAAGAAAAAGGCTCAGGTCTTTGCCGCGCTGCGCGGCGCACTGCCGGACTGGCTGAAGCCTTTCATCACCGATGAAGTGCTGGACAGTGTGATCGAAAAGGCCGTCAGCATGATGAAAAAGGCACTGACGGAGAAGATGCCCACCATCAACAAGGAGTAAAGCATGATTGAGCAAAGCGTATCTCTCGCATCCAATGGCGTCGTCAAAGTGCCGGGCTATGAGCAGCTGGTGCGCTTTGGCTACACCAAGAACCGGGGCGTGTACCGCCTTGCCATCACCGCCACCGGCGCACAGCCCATCCCCGCTTTGAGCGGCGTGAACACGGTCATAACCGATGTAGACAGCGTGACTGTGACGGGACGCGCAGACCCCATCAAGCGCATCACTGACCTTGAGGATGCTGTGGCATCAATGACCAACACATAAGGAGGACTGACTATGGCTATTAAATCCAAAGCCCGGCATGACCTGACCCTGCGCTCCATCAAGCGGGAAATTGCAGCAGGACGCGATGTTGCGTTCTGGCTGGATAAAGCATACCTGCACTACGACAACGGAATACTGACCGCAGATGACATCGCAGAGGTGGAGGCCCTTGCCCAGGCGTACTACGATGCACTGGACGCAGAGGACAAGGCGAACGCTGAAGAAAACACGCAGTAAGGAGGATATCATGGCAAGCACTACATACCACCATCTCGGTGACATCACGAAAATGGTCTGTGCACGTTTTCGTGGCTTCACGAAAACATACCATCTCGGCAATGTCAACAAAATGGTGACGTTTTGTCACCAGTTTGCCGTGCTTGGCAATATGGTGCGCAACGCCGGACAGCTGCCGCAGCCTTTCTGGCTCGGTGCTGCCTGTGGCGGCGGCTCGTGTGGTGCTGCCACTGTGCCTGCAAGGACTTGACCGACAGCAGATGACCGCCGCCATCAAAAACGCACCGCTTGGGAGGGTAGACCGAAAGATAGCTCTTTTGCGGTACGTTGAGCGGCCCCCGCTGCCGGACATTGCAGCACAGACACATTACAGCCGGACGGCGGTAGGCTATCGGCTGAAAGGCATTGAAAAAATGCTGGATGTGTGATATAATATTTATACCGTCCGAAGTAGAGTACACACACTTCGGAGAAATGTGTACAGAGAGCCAGCGGAAGAACGTTTACCCGCTGGCTTTTCTTTTTGCACGATTTGTGGTATAATAATCTCAACAAATCCACCCGGCCTCTCGAAGAAGCGCATTAGGGTGGATATTTGCCAGCTAGCCCAGTGCTTTATCTGGGAATGAAAAAAGCGGTTGCCAGATAGGTGCCGACCAGTCTCCCGCCCGCCCACTTATAGTGCGTACCATGCGGGAGACGATTTTATATGGTGATGCTTATGTGCAATACAAAAGAAAAACAGCTTGCAAGAATTGCAAAATATTATACCACTTTTCACCTGTTTGGCGATTGGTATCTTATTCGGTATTGGCCTAGACACTGCCACAGCTGGAAGCGATTTATTCCGTTGTATACTCCTACGCACATAAGCTGATAAGCAAAAAAATCCCCTGCTTTGTCGAAGCCCTGCGTGCCACGCTGGGTACTTTGTAGGCAAAGTGGGGGATTTTTGTTTTATATGTAAAAATTAAGCGCTCATGCGGCTTTGTGCTGTGTGGGCGCTTTTCTTTTTTTGTCTTTCGTTGTACCTTCGTTGTCCTTCACTTTTTGCCGATGCGGTACACTGGGAGCATCAGGAGGGATGTATTATGAGCTATTATCCGACACCCGGAACGCCCTACGTTCCGCAGCAGCCTGTCAATCCTTACGGTGGCATGGGCACGGTGGGACTTGCCACTCCCATGCCGAACACGCAGATGCAACAGGCACAACCGCAGCGTCCGCAGCCGATGAATGGGCAGCAGCCTGTTCAGCAGTCGGCACAAGATGGCGGTTGGTTGCTTGGCAGACCTGTGTCCAGCAGGGAGGAATTTCTGGCGATACCGTCCGACCTGTACGGCAGACCGACCTACTGCCCGGACTTGCGCAGCGGCGTGATCTACTGCAAGCGGCTTAACCCGGACACCTGTGAATCCTATGTGCAGGAGTTCTACAGCCCGGAAGCATGGCGGCAGATGCAAGCACAACAGGCACAGCAGACCGCTGCACCGACACAGCAGTATGTGCCCATTGAGCAGTACAACGCCCTCGTCCACCGTCTGGATGAGCTGGAAAAGTGGCAGAAGAGCTTCTCTAAGCCAGCTGCCGCAGCAAAGAAAGGAGAATAACAATGTCCTCTCCGTTTGATATGATTACTCACAGCCCTATTATGCAGCTGGCAAATCTGGCTCGTGCCGGGCAGAACCCGATGGGGCTTATCCAGCAGCTGGGTGGGCAGAGCGCACCCATCATGCAGGGCTTGAACCTGATTCAGGGCAAAAACGAAGCGCAGCTCCGAACGATGGCGCAGAACTTAGCCAAAGAGCGTGGCATCGATTTAAACCAGTTGGCAAGCGCCCTGAATCTGACGCTGCCCCGATAACGCATCCCTCTAAGCGAAACGCTTCTCAGTTTTGCGGACTTGACAAAAACCGCTTTTGTTTGGCTTCGCCCATCGCATACGGCGGTGGGATAGCATAACGCAAAACTGAAAGGAGTTTTGTTATGGACGATTTTGCAACTGGCTATCTGGCTGGGCAGGATGGTGGCAATAACAACGGTGGATTCTTCGGCAACGAAGGTCTGTGGGCGGTTATCATCCTCGCCATCATCTTCGGCTGGGGCACAAACGGCTATGGCCGGAACGGCGGTGACAACGGCATGAACAGCTACATCCCCTATCTGGTCGGCACTGGCGCAACTGGTCAGGGTGGTAACGACACCCGCGCGGCTCTGTCTGAGGGCTTCTACCAGCAGGATACCTCCCGTTCTCTGGCTGGCATCCAGAGCGGTATCTGTTCTCTGGGCTATGACCAGCTGGCACAGGTGAATGGCGTCAACGCCAACATTGCAAACGGCTTTGCTGGCACCAATCAGGCAATCTGTCAGCTTGGCTACCAGAACGCACAGCTTGTGAACGGTCTGGAACGCAGTGTGTCCAACGGTGACAACGCCATCAGCCTTGCCATCATGCAGGAGGGCAACGCTCGGCAGGCCGGTCAGACCGCACTTGCCACGCAGCTTGCATCTTGCTGCTGCGAGAACAAGCAGCTGATCGGCGACCTGAAGTACACCATCGCAACGGAGGACTGCGCTACCCGTCAGGCTATCGCAGACAATGCCCGCGCCATCGTGGACAACTGCAACGCCAACTTCCGCAGCATGATGGACTACTTCACGCAGGACAAGATTGCCACTCTGACCGCTGAGAACCAGAGCCTGAAGTTCGCGGCTTCTCAGGATCGTCAGAATGCGCTTTTGACCACCGTGATGTCCCAGCAGACTGATACCATCCTGAACCGGGTCAATCCTCGTCCGATTCCCGCTTATCAGGTGGCAAACCCCAACGTGAGCGTGAACTGCTGCGGCTGCTGCTAACCAACACACTCCCCGATAATACCGGGTGAACCATCGGGGCAGGGGGAAAACACCTCTGCCCCTGATTTTTTAGGAGGAAAACATTATGGCTTGCAAAACAAGCTGCAAACTCTGCCCGCATCTGGTCTTGAGCCAGTCGGTGACGTTCGCCAATGATACGCTGACCATCAATATCCCTGCTGGCGCATACCAGAACGGAGAGAAGTATTGCATCGTGGTCGCCCAGAGCATACCAGACACAACCACCATCAACGCTCCTGTGGTTATTACCATCGGTGCAGGTACGACCGCATACCCTCTGACAGACTGCAACTGCGCTCAGGCAACCGCCGAGAGCATCCACACCCGCACCCGTTACGCTACCCGCGTTGCAACGTCTGCGACCGGCACAGGCACGTTCAAATATCTTGGCTGCTTCTGCCGCTCCCACGCTGGTGCGCCCGCGTCCATTTCTTGAGGAGGTGTAGATTATGGGCAAGACTAATTTTCGCCGCATGATGATGCTCCGTGAACACGACAAAAACCGTGAGCCGGAACGTGACCGCCTTGAGGAAGAGCGTGACCGCAGGGAACGTGAGATGGAACGCCGTCTGCGCAAGCTGGAAGGTGGAAACGACCGCTATCCCTACTATCCGCAGGAGGAAAACCGTTACATCGACCCCTACCCTATCCCCCGCTACCCTGACGTAGAGAATGGGCGCAGAATGCCGCAAATCGGCTTCTCGCAGAACGGAGACTGGGATAAGCGGTCTGGGCAGTACGAACGTGGCGGTGCAGACGGTCGCTCCATCAGGATGCCTCGTCCTCACCTCTCTTATGATGAGGCCGAGGAATGGTGCGACAACATGGTGAACGCCGACGGCACAAAGGGCTGTCACTGGACGCTGGAACAGACGCAGGACGTTGCCAAACAGCGCAATATCACCTGTGACCCAAACGATTTCTGGGCTGTCATGAACATGATGTACTCGGATTATTGTCAGGTCGCAAAGCGTCAGTCCGTTGACACTCCGGGCTTCTACGCTGACATGGCAAAGGCGTTCCTTGAGGACGCAGATGCCGCAGATGGCAAGGCATATCTCTACTGGGATTGCATTGCTGATAAGTAAACGAAAGAGGGAGCCGGTATTTCGCCGACCCCCTCTTATTATCTTGACAACTGATTATCCTAAGTCAATCTGGTCTTTGGACGCTGCAACAGACAGGTTGTAGATGTACTCCCCTGCCGTGAATCCGTGCTTGCGGGCTTCTCTCGTGACAAACGTCCGTTCGCTGTCACTCATAAGAATCGTGATCCGCTTGCTACGCTTACCGTCACCCTTTTGCCCCTGATGGGAAGTGTAAGGCTGAATCTCCATCGCGCGCTTTGCATCGTTGACAGACAGGTTGGTAAGAGCAATCATAATCTGCTGGTTCTGCTGGACGATAGCTTGCAGGACTTCCGTGTTCTTCATCAGCACTTGCAAGATTGCATCGCCCTGCGTGTCGGGCTTGTTCTCCTGCGGAGCAAGACTGTAATAGCCATCCTTTCGGAGAGACGGAAGTACGTCATCAAACACCCAACTCTCAAACTTCTCTGCGCCGGGTAACTTGCTGTGGGTGATAAGACGGTAAACGTCACCCTCTGGGATAAAGCTCATTTCTTGCACACCGCTATTTGTAGGTGCGTAGCGTTTTGTTACGCCCTTGCAGTGGTCAGAGACAGCTTTGCGAGGAACTGCGTATCCAAGTGCTTTCGCAACGTCAGAAGCGCAGAAAAGAATCTTTCCATCTTCTTCAATCGTGCGAAGCTGGCCAAAGCTACTATTCTTAAAAACGTAAAGTGCATTACATTTCTTGTTATCCATCATATCCTCCATATTCAACTGTTTGGCATCTTCCATGCCGACCTCATACGCCTTGTAAGTGATGCGAGATAATGCTTCTGCAATCTCGTAATCATCCTTATTGAGCGAACGACCATTGCTGTTTTTCTTGAAGTTTTCGAGAATCTCTTCTTTCGTTGCCGGAATGTTCATTAGCTTTACCACAAAAATCTTGCTTGTAATGCAACTATGAAGATGATATAATGGATTTATCACCCATAATCGCATGGAGTGTAATCCCTTAAACTGTCTGTTACTGCCAAGTTCCGAACAGTTTAGGGGATTTTTTTATTTTTGATGTTCAAGCCATTGCTGGACAGCTTCACGAACAGCTTCTCCTTTAGAAATGCCGTTTTTTTTGCAATAATCCGAAAGCTGCTTGTCCGTGTTCACGTCCAGACGGACGCTTGTGCGAACACTGTTAGGGTTTTCCAGCTTTGGTCTTCCCATTTTTGCACTCATGCGTTCACCTCCACTTTTGAGCGCACATTAAGTATACTATTTGTGTGCTTAAAAGTCAATACCTAATACTGCAAGATACGATACGACGGGGGCGTTCCGTTTTGGAACCCCCCTTTTTTAATCCTCCAAGAAATCTTCCAGCTCAATCTTTCCCTCTGCCGCCGCAACCGCCAGAGCGTAAACGAACTGTCCAATCGTCATTCCGTGCCGCCGTGCTTCACGGTTGATGTACTTGCGCTCTTCCTCGCTCATAAGGATGGTAATGCGCTTGGAACGCTTGCCATCACCGCTTGCAACGCCCTGATGCGATTCCGGCATCGGGATTTTTTTCTTTGTCAAACCAGCTTCTGCTAGCGCGCCGGAAACATCGCCCTGTTCGATAAGGCGTTGAACTTCTTTCGCCTGTTTCAGCTTCTTTGGCTTACTTTCGCTTACTACGGCATTGTTCGGCTGTGTTTCGCTGTCTTTGGTTTGCTTCGGCTTAATATTGCTTAACTGTTCTTCATTAGGCTGTGCATGGCTGTCTGTGGCTTCATTGGGCTTAATCGGTGCTTGTTCGGCTTCGTTCGGCTTTGCTTGGCTTACTTCTTCTTCCTTTGGCTCACTTCGGCTTAATGGCTGTTCCGAAAAAATAGGCTGAAAATCAAACCCGCCAAGCAAACCTGTTGATTTTTTGCTGGTTGATTTCATTCTGTGTCAGCCTCCTCATAATCCGAATCTTCAAAGGACGGAGCTTCTGGTAACAGCATCCAATGCGTCGCTCCAAGATTATTACACCAATCTGTTTTCCAAATAGGTTTTCCACCGTCTTCTGGATAGAAGTAACACTGTGCAATATCTGTTCCTGTCAACGGCGATGCAACGAGGACAGGATTGCTTTCAAGTTCTCCGTTTATATCCACCATTTCGGGGTAGTGGTCGCTCACTTTAATCCATTCCTTGCTCCATAACCATTTTTCCTTGAAATACTGCACATCCTTCTTATACTGCTCTTTATCAGTGTCGCCACTTCTGTACCAATCACAGCTATGCAAAACACAAAGCAAATCGTACAGAAGCATACTTAAATCTTTGTCTCCAAGCGGATTTTCTTTTCGTGCAATAATCGAAAGCTCTTTTACACGTTCATCTGCAAGGTTATAATCTGGGTAGCAGTGCTGATAAATAGCATTTGCAAGGCTGTCATTTTGATAATCCCAATGTCCACCGCTCATTTTTCTTCTCCTTTTACAATAATCTCTGCCAACGCCTTGAAATCCTCTGCGCTGGTACTCTTTGCCGTGTCGCCGCTGAACAGGCTGTGCCGCTCTGCCTGCGCTTTACGAACGCCCATAGACGGTCTAATCTTCACGTCCAACAGCGTTGTCCCCATGCTCTGTGCAATCACAGGAAGCTGCTCCACAACCTCTTTGGACAGGTTCTCACGGCTCTTGTACTGGTTCAGAAGCAAACCTTCAATCTTCAAAGTTGGGTTGAAGTATCTGCGAACATCGCCGATGGTCTGCGAAAGCTGGCTTAATCCGGCAAGTGCATATCGGTCTGCTGTGATTGGAACGATGATACTGTTGGCGGCGATCAGCGCGTTCACAAGCGCAAGACCAAGCTGCGGGGGAGTGTCCAGCACAATGTAATCGTACTGCCCGGACACGCTCTCAAGGGCTTCTCGCAGACGGAAGTTCTTGCCCATGTCCCGGACAAGCTGCTCGTCAATGTCCTTCAACGCGCTATCAGACGGCAGAATGTCACCAGCTTCACAGTGCTGGATCCCTTCTTCGACCGTTCCCTGCCGTGTCATCACATCAAACAGGGTGCATACGTCCTCTGTCTGTGCGCCGTAGGTGTCCGTTGCGTTGCACTGGGCATCGCAGTCCACCAGCAGAACTTTCTTGCCAAGCAACTGCAACGCACCTGCTAGACAGGTGCTTGTGGTAGTCTTTCCTGTGCCGCCTTTCTGGTTGGCGACAGCTATGATTTTTGCCATTTTTATTCTCCCCATATTACAAAATAACCGTTATACTTAAATTTTTTTGTAGCCTTACCAGCTTCAATTAGCGCCTTTCCTTCCTCAATCGCTTCGTCTGGTTCTACAGTGCCATGTCCACGAGAGCCTACCATTACATGAATCGGCGTATCAATTCCGTCCCCAACGGCGAAAAACTCAACTCTGTTACAGTCAAAGTTGTCTCGCAATTTCGCTATTTCTCTGTACAAAACGGAACTTTGAACTTTTGCCATTTTATCACTCTTTCTTTTTAGTAGAACGGATATGCTGCTTTTATCTCGTCTCCAACCCACAACACAGGCGTGACGTGCCATGCAATTACAGTCCCTTTGATTTCATTACTATCGGAATCAAACCATTTGCCGTTGATTGTATCGTACTTGCCGATTGTGGAACTTTTTTCTCCTGTTTTCTCATCTTCGATGCGAAGTAAAAGCCCACGCGTCCATCCTTCTAGGCTTTTATCCGGCATAACATCTTTAGTCATGTACCACTTGTCCTTGTCATAGCCTTTCGGAAACATTGGAACCATACTCTTTCTCCTTTCTGCATCATCTGCTCAATGTGCTACATCTGACTACTTCAAGAAGCTATCATCAAACGTAGCATAATCGTCAAGGTCTGCTTCTTTCAAAATTGAGTACATATAAGCGCCGGGGTCTTTTTCAATCCTATCAAGTCGCTCGCTGACAAGAATCCTGTATGCATTCTCAATGATGTTCACAACAGCTTCTTTTTTCTTGTTAGGCTTGATGTTCGGATACTTCTCCGGCAATCTCTTTGCCACCAGCTTTGCGGTCAAGATACACTGGCTTTTAGACATCTCCGGCGCAATAGATGCCCAATCCACATCCTCGTATGCGCCGCTGCGGGGCTTTCTGGCAGGTCGTTGGCTCTTTGGAACATCTTTTAACTCTACGCTTTCAACCTCGTTAGCTTCCACGTCTATGACTGGCTCATTAGACTTGAAAGCTACATTGAACTTCACAGCAACTGCATTGCGACCTCTCATGACCTTGTCATATTCAACGCACAGGTCTGATACTTCGTTTATTTCAGCTACCGCAATATCAATGACACGCCGCCTAAGATGCTTGAACTCTTGATAGCTAGGTTCTCTTGCACCAAGCTGTTCCCTTAATCTATCCAACGTAATTTCGGGTTGGCTCACGCCACGTCCGATGAACTCTCGAAGAATTGAATACAGCAAAATGCTATACTGCGATTTCATATTCGCTGTGTAGCGCAAGCGATACTTGACATATCCACGCTCCGCAATGTCAAAGAAAACAGGTTGCAGAAGCGGATTGCAACACAATGACACAGTAATATTCATTAAACTAGGTTCAAAGTTTACAGTTGCTCTACTGAACAAGGGATACAAGTCAAACGAGCCTGAACCGTCACCTCTAGGAACTTCAACGGAGTTGTCGATGAAATGCTTAACCTGTGCTTTCAAATTCCTAGAGTTGATTTTTAACCCCAAAAATTCGCAATATTCTTGTAACGTAAACTGAACCATTGAAGTTTCAGGGTCTCTCGGATTGATACGGCTAAGATACACTTCAAGCAACCGAAGCTCTCCTGCTGTATAGTCAGTGAACTTTGCCCAAACAAGCTGTCTGCTTTTTTCAACCAAGTTCCCGCCTTTAATATCAGACAATCTTATCACGCCTCCTCTCGTATAAGAGTATATCACAAACAGGTGTACAAATCAATAGCAAGTGTACACCTATTTCCACTTCTTGTACACCTAATTATCCACATTTCGTACACCTATTTCCACAATCTGTACACCTATATCCATTTTTTGTACACCTCTTTACATTATATAAAACAAGACTATTAACAAGATTATAAAATAACTTCTACTAATAACAGAAGAAGAAAATTTTCCACAAAATCTTTTCTTTCTCTCTTGAAAAGCGGAAAACACAAAGCAAACATCGCTAAATAAACAGATGTTCAACATCCGAAAGGTTGAAACGCCTAAAGGTTAGGTCTACCTAACGTGTACAAAAAGTGGATGAAAAGATTTTAATTCAATGCCATGGGGGACAGATTGACAAGCCGACCAATCACAGACAATAGATTTACGATAATTCGTTATTTATTCCGCGCGAATGTTGTCGATTTACAGCCTATGGGGGACGGATTGACAAGGTAAATTTGCCCGATAGGTGTACAAAAAGTGGATGAACGTGGACAAAATGTTCTTCAAAAACTGCGATAATTCGACAATCATCCAGTTATATTATTTGGGTTCACGGTATAGGAATCATTGGACTTCATAGCAGCTTCCGTTCCAGCATCCTGCGCCTGATAGAGAATCTCCATCTTTGGGGCGGTTCCGTTCGGGTCCGGGTCAGCTTTGGTGGCCTGCGCTATCTCATAGCTACCAGACACCATCCGGCAGACGGCGACCCTGTCCTTCAACGGCGTGTGGAGGTTTGCCAGAATCTCCGTCAACACGCCAATGTGGTCTGAGCCGTGATCTCCGTACCGGATGTACAGCAAGACATCTATCTCATAGGAGGAACACTCCATCATAGCATCTATGAGAATCTGCCGTTTCTCCAAATCGGAAAGGTCATCCTCAAGGTGCTCAAGTAGTCCCGGATGAATACAAGCGTCCATGTATCGAGCCACTGATACGCCGCAGCAGGTGAACCAGCGCATAGCCATCGGCAGGGAGATGGCTGCCAGACCTTGCTCCCAATTTGCTATCGTGCCACGATTTACGCCCATCTTTGCCGCCAACTTCTGCTGGCTCAAGCCGGAACGCATTCTAGCCATCTCTAACGCTTTGGCTGTTCTTACTAAATATTCGTCCACAAATTCTCACCCTTTCAACAAAATCCGACAAAACTGCCGGGTTCGACAAGCCAAAAAATGGAAAAAGCTGCTATGGAGAACCAACAGCAGCCTGTGTTATAACTGTACCATCGAAAAAAACAATCAAAACAGGAGGTAACAACATGATTATCATTGACGGAATGCCCGCATCTGAACCGAACGAAAACAAAACGCCGAAACCGTGGGAGGGTTAGTGTATGAACCAGATTGACACCATGCTCATTCCCTATGCCCGCCAGACCGCTTTAAAACTGGTCTACAACCTTGCAAACAACGATGCAGATAAGTTTGCTTATGAAGAAGCAAAAAACGTTCTGGAACGCGCCGTAGCCGCCTTGGACGATGGGCACGACCCGGCAGATAACATCGAACGCATTGACGGACAGCTCGTAGAGCTGTGATTGGAGGAAAGATGGATAGGCGCTGTCCCTTTTGACTTGAACGCTCGTGGCTTCCCTGATGTGAAGTAATGGATGTGAAGAAAACGTTCGATTTTTACAAAGTTGTTCAAAAGACATTGACTTAACAACTAGAAGATGTATAATCGTATCAAATGAACATCTGCATTTACCGATCGGGAGGATATGCCACAATGAGTGAACAGGAAAGAGCCAAGATTGACCGATTTATTGCATGGCTGCTGGAACACCCTGAGAAGATTCCGGCGGCAAAAGAAGCAATAACCAATGCATGACAAAACCCCTTGCGCATAAGGCTACCGAAAGCCCGGCGCAAGGGGTTTTATTTGTACCGGGTCAATCCTTACAGACTTTCATCAGTTTTAAGAACCGGCTAGAATCGGAATTTACAGTTTCGCTTCCGTGATGCCCATCTTCATACGTCACATAAAATGTGACGCTGGTTTTAGATTTTGCGGATGCTGCACCGTAAACAGCACCGGGCAATCCGGCAATTGAACCGCCAACAGCGGAACGGAGTGCGGCGCTTCCGGCCTTCTTGCTTTCACCAGAGCCTACAATCTTTGCGGACACAGGTGTTTCGTACATTTTTGTTTTGAGCTTTTCTCTTTCAAGAAACATATCGTATCCGCGTTTACCTTTTATCAACATCATAGCCCCAATGGCTGCAACGATTAAAAAGGCGGTTGAAGAATACACAAGGAAAATAAATGAAGCAACCAAGAAAAGCGCACCGAAGGCAAATGAAAACCTATCACCCATGTGAGAACTTTTGTCGTTCAGCAGTTCTTCTTTGCTAAATTTCTTTTTGCCCACGCCGTCACCTCACATAGTCCTGATAAGCTTCATCAAAGCTTCACGCTTTTCTTTCGGCATCTCTACTAGCTTCTGCTCAATCCATTTAATATCCGCGTCAACTTCACTTTGCGGCTGCTGGGGCGGGTTTTCTTTATGTTCGCCAGAAACCAAAGCATCTACGCTTGTTCCAAAATAAGAAGCTATCTTATCGAGCGTTTCATATTTCAAGGTTTGCTTTCTACCGTTTTTCAAATCGGTCAAAGACCCACGGCTTGCACCCGATTCCTTGCACATTGTGGTCACATTTACTCCACGCTGCTTGCAGAGTTTTTCAATATTTTCGTACAAGTTTGCCATAATTCCAGTCCTCGCATTGTAAGGTTTGCTGAAATTACGCGAACGCTTAAAAAAGTCTTGCATTTTACGCGAAAACGTATTATACTAAGACCGTACCGCGAAGGCGTAATGAATGATTTCTAGCAACTTCATTATATTACACTTATGCGTAAAAATCAATAGCCGGAGGTGAAATAATGGCTGAAAAAAAGCCTCTGTGTGACTTTGGCAAACAAATCGAGATTGCTCTTATCCAAAAAGACAAGACCAATGACTGGTTGATTGAAAAAGTCAAGGAGGACACCGGACGATATTTTGACCGTTCTTACCTTTTCAAGATTAAGACAGGAAAGCTGGAAACGCCCGGCATTAAGAAAAGTATCTGCCGGATTTTGAATATTCAGGATTCGGGAGTGTAAGAAGGGAGAGAAAAAATGGCAAACATTCAAGTTTTTGAATATCAGAACAGCAAAGTTCGCACGGTTGATATGGACGGCGAAGCATGGTTCGTTCTGAAAGACGTGTGCGCTGTGCTTGGTATTAGCAATAACCGCATGGCTGCTGACCGATTAGATGATGACGAAAAGGGTGTCAGTCTGATTGACACCCTTGGCGGCAAACAGGAAATGGTAATCGTCAACGAAAGCGGTTTGTACCATGTCATCCTCCGAAGCGACAAACCGGAAGCGGCTCCGTTCCGTAGATGGGTCACGAACGATGTGCTTCCTGCAATCCGCAAGACTGGAAGCTATAATGCACCGCAGCTTACTCGGTCGCAGCTTCTGGCAACTGCTCTGATCGCAGCGCATGAGGAACTGGAGGAGAAAGACAAGCGGATTGCAGAGCTGACACCGGATGCTGAGTTCGCTCGTGCTGTGTGCATTGCGGACAACTGCTGGACGGCCACCAGCATTGCAAAGGACTACGGTCTGACTGCTGAAAAGCTGAACAAGCTGCTTTACAGCCAGCGAGTCCAGTACAAAGACAGCGACGGTCAGTGGGTGCTGTACAAACCCTATCAGGGCAAGGGCTACACTAAGAACCGCAAAGGTAAGGCTATTCAGCGCTCCAACGGCAAGACTTATATCCCGAACACGACAGTTTGGACGGTCGAGGGTGAAAAGCTCATCCATGAGCAGCTCAAGAAGCTGGGCATCACGCCGAGAATCGAGACCAGGGCTGTTGCAGAACAGCAAGACTTCGGAGGATGGGAGGACTGAACATGGAGCAGATTATCACCTTGAAAGTAGACCTTGAATACCCGGAAGAAGCGCACCACGCCATTGACGAGGCGGTCAAGGTCTATGAAGCGGACAAGCTGAAGTGGACAGAAGGAGAACTCATCGAAGCAAAGCTTATGGCAATGCGTATTATGAACCGACTGTGTTTGGATGGGTATAGCATCGAATGGTGCAGAGTCACGGAAGCGTATGACTACAAGGCAGTTTCTGTTTGGCTTAGTAAACCGGATAATGAAAGCTTTAAGAGAAATGCAACGTGCTGCATCCCTTCTGCTTCTTTTGATATTTGGGTTGCCAAATGTGTCTGCCTGTGTCGGACTACCGGCAGGGATGTGCCTGCGTTCATCACCAAAAAGGCTGGTGAGTGCTGGTGATGGAATTTCGCAAAGCGCAAAGCCACAAGCGCAGACTGAAGCTGGCAATGGCTGCTGGCGTGTCAAGAAACGATGCCAACAAGGTGCTGTGGATGGAGAAATCCATCAACCAGTGCTTTGAACGTCACAATCGGGAATCCAGACTGAAAGAGGAGATGCAGCGTGGAAGAAAAGTACTGTGAGCGTTGCGGCCTGTATCTTGGCGTTGTCAGACCGACAAAAAAGTACTGTTCAGAATGCAAGCGCAAGGTTGACAAAGAGCGTGACAGGAAACGCAAGAAGGCAGCGCACAAACCGGAAAAGACGTTTCCGTCCATCGGAGAAGTACAAGCCCTTGCGGACAAACTGGGCAAGCATTACGGCGAAGTGTCACAGATGCTCGCAACAGGGGAGTTGGCCTTATGAACGGTAAGTACTACGGAAAGCGGGAAATCCGCTGGCATAGCCGGGAGAAAGACCGGCTGGAACACATACACAATAGAAAGGGCAAAGATGAAAGCACTGGTAGAAATCGTCCTGATCTGGGGCGTTGTTTTAGCACTGATTCTCGTAGCGTTTCTGCTGAACTTCTGGCTGATTCACCGGATTGACATTTTGGTTGGTGTGAACGCAACGCGGGCAATCATCGCGGTTGGCGCTCTGATGGCAACCATCTGGATTTTCGGGCACAAAGGTACAAAAGCATGACACTTGCGGAAGCGATGCAAGCTAGGAACATTCGGTTGTGTGATCTAAGCAGACAAAGCGGTGTTTCAAGGCCTACGCTGGATGGAATTCTTGGCAAAAAGAAAGTATTCAATAAGACCGGCGTTCGAACGGAAACGCTTTTAAGGCTTGCTAAAGTGCTAGATGCCGACATAGCCATTGACGGAACGAAACCATATTACTTTGAACTTATATTAAGAGGATAAACCAATGAAAACTTTGAAAGGAATGACACTGTCAATGATTGGTTTGGTTGCGGCAATTGCAGTAGTCGGGTGTGGTGATGCGATTCAAAGATGCCAGACCACAGCGCAGATGCTTGGCTGGGTGATCGTGTCCTGCGGGCTTCTCGCAACGGCCATTGTCCTATGCGCGCTGGCAGTCAGCGCTGAGGAAGAAGAACGAAACGAGCAAGAATGCCGCAAAATCAAGCGTGTTGCCCACCACACAAACGAGTGGAGGGATGCGCGATGAAATGCCCGATGTGCGGTAGCGACAACATTACAACGGTTGACAGCCGGTCAGGCCACGACAGCATCGTTCGCAGAAAAAAGTGCCTTGTCTGTAACCATCGGTGGTCTACCATCGAAATTGACAAAGACCAGTGGTACAGTGCGTTGCAAATCAAAGAGGAACGTAAGAGAGGGAGACCAAAAGATGATTAGCCTTGACAGATTCGGTGGTGTGACCGAGCCGGAGGACGGCGTGTACTTTATGACCAACGAGCAGATGGCAGAAGCCAAAGAAGCTGACCGACTGGCTGAAATCGAGGACTTGCAGTCTGAAATCGAGGACAGGGAAGCAGAGTTGAAAGACCTCCGCGCACAGTTGGCAGAACTGATGGCTGGTTGATTTTGTACAGCCAAGTTAAGCCAAAGTAAGAACAATGAAGCCTAATGAAGCCGAAGAAAGGAAAGAAAATGGGTAAATACAAGAAAGAAATTAAGCACTGTGAAAAGTGCAATAAGCCTTTTTCAGTGTTCCCAAACAGCACCGAAACTCTTTGCAAAAGTTGCAAAAGGAACAATTTGGAGGAAACGCTTCGCAGAAACGGTCATGCACCGCAGCATATGCTTGTCAGGAGACCTTATGACGGAATCGAGGAAGCGTTTGCTGTCGAAGATGCCGCAAGAAGAGCTTCCTGGGACTGGGACACGAGCGTTCAGAAAATTTGCCGTGATTGCGGAAAGCCTTTTGAAATCACCCGTGCAGAACGCATTTTCTTTGAATCGCATAACATGGCATTGCCTAAGCGTTGCCCAGCTTGCCGTAAAGCGAGAAAAGAAGCGAGGAAGGAAAATAATTGATGGACAACAGCAAAATCCATGAAGCTCTGATGGCTGTTCAATCAGAGCTGAAAGCCCCGAAGGGGCAGATGAACAAATTTGGCGGTTACAAGTACCGCTCGTGTGAGGACATTCTCGAAGCGGTCAAGCCCATCTTGAAAGCGCATAGCCTTGTGCTGCGGCTTTCCGACAAGCCTGTTATCGTTGACAGTTGGCACTACATCGAAGCCACTGCAACGGTTGAATCGCAGGATGGTGCCACCTACACGGTGACTGCATACGCTCGTGAGCCTGAATTTAAGAAGGGCATGGACGATTCGCAGATTACCGGCACTGCAAGTAGCTATGCTAGAAAGTACGCTCTGAACGGTTTGTTCTGCATTGACGATACGAAGGACGCTGACACGGACGAGTATCAAAAGCAGACCGCAAGCAGAGCAAACAAGCCTGCGCAAAAGCAAGCGGAGACAGAAAATATTCCTCCGTGCGCTTGCTGCGGAAAGCAGTTGCAGCCTATTCAGTACAACAACCGCACCGTCACTCCGCTGGAAACTGCAAGAAGCACGAAGAAACGCTTTGGGCACGTCCTGTGTTGGGACTGTGCTCAGAAACAGCCGAAGGAGGGCTAAACAATGCTCAACTCTATCGCAATTCAGGGTCGTCTGGTTCACACGCCAGAAGCTAAGGTCACGAAGTCCGGTAAGGATGTTTGCACGTTCAGCATCGCTTGCGGCCGTCAGAGCGGCGGCCAGAAGGAAACCGACTTCTTCAACTGCACCGCATTTGGTAATACGGCGCTGTTCGTTTCCAAGTGGTTCCAGAAGGGCAGTCTGATTTTGGTGACTGGCAGCATCCAGACCCGGAAGTATATTGACAAGCAGGGAAATAACCGTACCGCAACGGAAATCATGGCGAACAAGGTTGACTTCTGCGGTGGCAAGTCTGACAGCAAGCCCACCGATCGGGCGCAGGATGCGCCGCAAAACTACTCTCAGGGCAACACGGATGATTTCTCTGTGATTGACGACAGTTCTGATCTCCCTTTTGACTAACGGTTACGCTACCGGGACAAAAGGCGAGAAAGGAACGCTATGTTTTACCGTCCGAAAGTAGTTCGATGCCGCCTGAAAACTGGCGGGAAAAGCATCGAACAAATCAAAGAATCCTACAAGGGGCAAAGGCTGGTTTATCGGGATTTTGAAAGTCTCCAACAGATGTACGATGCTTTTTCTGGATTGATTGTTGAACTGTCCCTTTGGGAGTACGACAACCACGAAAGCTATCATCTCGAAAGCTGGAAGCCAGAAGATGATAAAAAAGTTATGATGGGCGTTTATTACGCAGAGCAAATGCATCCATTCCCCCGATACAAGAACGATTTTGAAAAATTCAAAATGGATTGGGAAGCGAAAAAATATGAATGCGAAGGCGCATCTCTTGTTTTTGAGCCAGCAGATGTTGAAAAACTCGAAACCATCTGCGAAGAAGTTCCTTCGTCTTGACCGCCTACCTTATATAAGAGCTGCGCTATCTGGCTGGACGGGCGTTTGGAAAGATGAAAGTTTTAGTTGCCTGTGAGGAATCGCAGGAAGTCTGCAAAGCATTCCGGGCGAAAGGTCACGAAGCCTATTCCTGCGACCTGATTGAGCCGTCCGGCGGGCATCCAGAATGGCATATTCTTGGTGACTGCCTAAAGGCTATTGAGGGGGGGCAGGTCGTGACCATGGACGGAATCTCGCATGATGTGCCCCGCTGGGATATGATTATCGCATTTGTCCCCTGCACAAAGACGAGCAACGCGGGAGCAAGACACCTGTACAAGGGAGGAAAGCTCAATCTTTCCCGGTATTATGAGGGATTGTGCGGCAAGGCGCTTTTTCTTGCCGTGTGGGCGGCAGATTGCGAAAAAGTGGTGATTGAGAATCCTACCCCCAGCAAGATTTTTGATTACCCAAAGCCTACGCAGGCAATCCAGCCCTACGAGTACGGGCATCCATACAGCAAGAAAACGCTACTGTGGGAGCGCGGTGTACCGCCGCTGCACCCGACAAAAATCGTAGAACCTACCGCAACATGGTGCCCGTCTGGCTCCTACTCGCACAAGCACGGTGAGCAGCACAAGGGAATGTTTACCACTGACCGTGCAAAGAACCGGGCAAAAACTTTTACTGGTGTGGCAAAAGCCATGTCCGAACAGTGGGGTTGATAGAATGATTACCTGTTGTCTCAACTGCACATCACGCCACCAAGCCTGTCACGACACTTGCGAGAAGTACAAGGCAGAGAAGAAAGACTTCGAGGAGCGCAAGGCGTTCGTGTATGAGCTGAACCATAGCCAGAGCGTGTACCACCGTGATTATGAGGATAAGCACCGAGAAAAAGGCAAAAAGCGATTTCTCGGAAGTGAATTTAGAGGTGAACGATAAATGGGAGCTTTCATTGCAAGACAACCTAATGGTCTGCTGTGCCGGTTTTCTTCGGTGGTCGATTGCATTACCGATTACAACATGACAGAAGAAGAATACATCGAAATGTGTGCAGAAAAAGCACGAAAAGAAGCACGAGATGTTCTTGACCACTATATGAAACCGTTTGAACTGGTGGACAAGCGATTCTACCCGAACAACATGACAGTGGAAGAACATAAGCGGATTATGAAGGAAATGGAAAAGCCCGCTGACAAAGAAACTCATATTCCGTGAGCTTAGAGGTGAACGGGGATGAGCAAAAGAAAGTATAAGCCGGGCGGTTACATCATTTCACTTGATGACTTGATGAAGCAGGAGCTTGTTTACTGCGCCGGAAAACTTGTTCACAAAGGCTGGTTTGGTAGTTGGCAACTGCGATATGCAAATAGCGAACTTGCTCGACTGCGTGTCAGAGAAGCCAAAAAAATCGAGGACAACGCATGAACACTGGCAAACAGTTTGAAGCAGACTTCAAGGCATCTGTCCCATCCGATGCGTGGTGCTACCGGCTGAAAGACAGTGCTTCCACCTACTACGGCGGCAATGAGAACCTGTCCTTTTCCATCGACAACATCTGCGACTTCCTTGTGTACCGATACCCGATGAATCACCTGTTTGAACTGAAAACCATAGAAACGCCCTCTATTCCTCTGGAAAAGGTGTTTGGCAAGTACGACAAGGAAAAGTGCAAGTACCGCAAGGAAAAACACATCACTGACATGGTGGAAGCAATGGGGTACAGTGGTCAGACCGCCCATGTGATAGTGAATTATATGGCGGTCAACCGCACCTTTGCAATCCCTGCCAGCAAGGTTCTGGCGTTTCGTTACAACGAGAGCCGCAAGAGCATCCCTTGGCAGTGGGCAGAGCAAGAGGGGATAGAGGTTAAAGCAAAAAGGCTGCGTGTCCATTGGCGGTATGACGTTGATGGGCTTCTAAAGAGATTGGAGAAAGAGAATGAGGTTCGATGATATTGAGGTTGCGATTTGCGACCGATGCGGCGAGTGTTTTTCGTGGCACGGCGAAACGAACGGAATCCGAAAAGTGAAAATCAAAGAACATGGCTATGAATGCTCGCCAGACAGGTCGTTTATTCTTTGCTCCTCTTGCATGGCAAAGCTGAACGACTGGCTGAAAGGAGAACAGAAGTGAGCAAGAAAGTTTCAGACATTCTGCCTAAGACGGAAATTTTGGCACAGCTGGCAGAAGAAGCATCCGAACTAGCACAGGCTGCATTGAAGCTGCGCCGGGCACTGGATGGTACGAACCCGACACCGAAGAGCGTTGCAGAGTGCGAAGCAAATCTGATGGAAGAATTTGCAGACATAAGTAACGCAGTCACTGATTTATGCGATGCTTGGTTTGGAGATAACCTCGATTCCGAACGCGAATTTTGGGACGCAGAGCTTGAAATTGAGGACGCTAAATACAAACGCTGGCTCTCTCGCCTTGAAGCAAAGGAGAATAAAAATGGCTGAATATCATGTTGGCTGCGGGATGTTTGACATTTATGCAGGAACTGTAAAAGCAAACGGAAAAGAGTGGAAAGATAAAACTCGTGTTACGGATGAAGCAGTAGAAGCTGTTCGAGACTGGCTTGTTTCTAAGGCAGAAGAAGAAAAACAAGGCTTTTATGGTTACGCTTGGGATACCAAAGACGGAAAGACTGTGATCTTGAAAGTCACCATTAAAAACAAGGAGCAGCCGGATGAATAAATTTGGAAACTGCCCCCTGTGCGGAAAGCAGGAAGAGCTGAGAGAAAGGTGGAACTAACAATGTTTGAATTTGCAACTCGCTGGCTGGTCTGCCTAGTCCTGCTGGCGGTAGTGGTTCAGTCCGAACGGACAATCAAAGACATGACAGACGACCAGTTTGAAGAACGACAGGCAATGTTTGTCTGGCTGTTCATCAACGTGTGTCTGGCTGTTTGCACGGCTGTTGTGATGGGGTGGAAGTAAATATGGAAATTCGTGGAGAGCGTGATAATCAGGTGGTTCGTTTTGATTCGCTCAAGATTGGACAACCGTTTTATTAAAAAAAGATCTCTTAATGAGAATAAATAGTATTACGGACGTTTCCTTATTTAGAGAAGCAATAACGTATAATTGCGTGTTTCTCAGTAACGGCAGACCTGCGTGTTTCAAAGATAATACGATGGTCAGAATCGCAAAGGTTCATATCGAAAAGGAGTACTAATGGACAACGAACTTTACTGCCCGATGAAGATGACCAGCAATCCGCTTGGTCGGTGCGTATGAGAGAAAGAAAAATGCGCATGGTGGATGTCAAACGAAAACTGTTGCGCCGTCCTCAATATGTCAAAAGCCTTAGATTACATGGGCGATAGACTTGTTCACTATCAAGCCGAAACGAGGTGATAACTCTTGGCAACACCCCCGAAGCGCGGTCGTGGCAGACCGCCGCTGACCGAAGCGGAAAAGAAAAAGCGTGAGAAGCGGGCGCAAAAGGCGAAAGAAGAAGCCGCCGCAAAGCGTGAGAAAGAGCGTGAGAAGAAAAAGCAACAGATGCTTAACAAGCGGAAATCTATCCGCTCGCAAGTGAGTAAAAAGGTGAAAGAACAACAGGAGTTGGCAATCACGAGGTCTAAGATGCTGAACACAGGAGATTTGCAGTCAAGAATCGGTGATGAAGAGGACAAGAAGGTCATCGGAATGATTGCAGCCAAGTATTTTGGCGACCTTCCGAGCGTGGACATGAACAACCCGATTGAAGTTCAGCAACGTCTTGACTTCTTCTTTGACGCTTGCATCGAAGCTAGAATCTCCCCTGTGGTGGAATGGATCGCACTGGTGCTGGGCATCGAATGGGTGAGCCTGAAGCAGATTATGGCGGGAAAACGCCGTGACGACAGCTTGCAGCAGAAGTACATCCTGAAACTGATTCTTCAAATGCAATCCATGTGGGCATACAACGGTATGTACGGTCAGGAGAACCCGGCAGAGTGGATTTTCCGAGCCAAGAACTACTTTGGTATGCGTGATAACGTGGAAGTCACCGTTGCACCGCCCGAACAGCCGTTGGGCGATGCCCAGAGCGCAGAACAGCTCGCCCAGAAGTACCAGACGGCTTTGCCGAAAGGGATTGACGTGGAGTACAGAGAAGTGACAAGCGATGGGAAGTAATCATGGACAAAGAATCATACAGCGATGTGAAGGTCTCAAGATATCGAATAAGAAAAGAAAAAGGGCTGTGTCCAAGATGCGGAAAACCTAACAACAGCGGTTTTGTTGCTTGTGAAAAGTGCCGTGAAGAAGAAGTTCTCACGAAACGCTGGTATGAATCGCATGGTTTCTGCCCTATCTGTCATAACGAATCAGCCCCAAAGCATAAACTCTGTGAAGTTTGCCTTGTGAAAGAAAGCGAAAGGAACGCAAAAAGGCGTTCAAAAATGACAGTTGAACAGAAAAAAAGGCAGGCAGAAGCCGCAGAGAGAACAAGAAGAAAGCACAGTGAACAGGGCTTATGCGGGAAATGTGGCAAACGCCCCTCGTGGGGTGGCAGGCAATTATGTTACGAATGCACGTTAAAACAAAGACGACAAAACAGCAAAAAGAAATACGATTATAAAGACCCGAATGGGTGCTTTAGATGCGGTAAACCATGCGTTAAAGGGAAACGTCTTTGCCCTGAGCATTATAAAATCTCTTGCGATAGCATTAAAAAAGCAAGAGAATCTACCGCATTTGCAGAAGCTCAGAAGAAAAACAAAGCGAAAATTGATGCTATGTGGAGTGAAATGATATGGAGAGAGCAGAAGAACGCAAGTTGATTGACTTCTCAGACCCGTGTCTACGCACGTTTCTGCCTGTCCTCTTGCAAGACCACACAACAGGCAAGAACATCATCTGGGCGACAGACCCGCCGCCTGAACTAGGCGTGGGCTTTGCAGATGAAATCACACTGGAACAGTTAGACAAGGTTCAGCTTGTTCCTCGTGTGCAGAAACGGCTGACAGACCAGAAGAAGCGCACCAGCAAGAAAGCAGAGGTGTTTACGCCGACTTGGGTTTGTAAGAAGATGGCAGACGTTGCCGAAAACGACCTGAAAGGCGAGGACTGGAAGAAGTACATCAACCATAATGTGCTTGAAGTCACCTGTGGAGAAGCGCCGTTCCTCACAAGCCGATACGATACCACAACAGGGCAGATGATTGCCGTGCCGGACAGAATCGGTCTGCTGGATAGAAAGCTAAATGTTCTGGCAGAGCAGTTCCATGACTACAATATGTGGATGTTCTGGGCAATTAGCGCCTACAAATCGACATACGGCTATGAGTGGCAAGGAGACAACCTCTTTCTGGCAAGGTGCAACCTGTTCCTGACACTGATTGAAAATTTTAGGTATCGGTTTGATGCTGAAAAGCTAGAAATTGGCTTCATGCATATTTTTCTTGACTGTATCGCAGACATCATCTCATGGAACGTCTGGCGGATGGATGGTCTAAAAAAGACAGTGCCCGGCACGGACATTCCGTGCAAAATCAAAGACTGGAAAGCCAACAAAGAAATCTTGTTCAAGGATGTTGGGGAAGAGAAAAATGAGATTAGTTGATGCAGATAAGTTGATTTGTTTTCTTGAAGGCTACAAGTCTGCTCCTATCGTTACAAGAAAAGAAAATCCGATTTCAGTAGAACGAGTAATTGAGATTTTTTGTAACCATGTAAAAGCTGCTTGCACAATCAATCAAGAGACGATGCGCCCGATTGCGCACTTAAACATTTATCCGAATGATGATGATATGGATAAGACTTGCTATTGTTCTAATTGCAACGAGCATTTCCCGGAAGATTGGCTCTATCCGGGTTGGGAGCACGGCAATACAAAGCTAAAGCCTATCAAATACTGCCCTTATTGCGGAGCAGAATTTGAAAATGAATGCTGACAAAAGGAGAGAAGCTAATGCAGGCTGACAGAGGAATCTACCACAAGCGAGTGTGTGACCGCTGCGGAGCAGTTCTCGGCGGTAGGATGATGAACCCTGACGAATACTTCAAGGACTGGGCATGGCGCAGGGACACTGGCGACCTATGCCCGGAGTGCTATGCAGAGTATAAGCGAGTGATCGGACGGTTCAACAGAGGAAAGAGAGGGCAAAGAAGATGAAAAAAGTTTGCGTCTATAAATGCAAGCAATGCGATGCCATCTTAGATTCTGATGGATTTTTAATTTTGCCGGAGACCATTCTCGATGGAGTTTTTGAATCAAAAGAAAAAGGATTTGTCTACAGACCGTCTATCGAGGAACACAGAACAGGAGACGTAGTTATTCACAGATGCGACCCTGTAACGATTGGCGTCTGCGAGTTAATCGGTTGGAGGAAAATCGGATGAATTTCTACTGCACCACCGAACATTGCTCTTGCATGGGCATCAAGCAGTTCTCTGCTGGCAAATCTATCCGATGTACGGCAGAATCCTGTGAGAACAAATCTGAGCCGTCCTGCGGCTCTTGCAAATGGTACGCCGGAGGGCGTGTGCGTGAACGACCAGTCAGAACACGTTGCAGACTTCGTGTGGGATGAACGTGGATGTAAGGAATGGGAGAAAAGAGAAAATGACAACTAAAGATACGCTCGTCATATTTGCTCTTGGGTCAATTATAACATTATTCGTTGGAGGCTTTATTACGCTTTTTGAAATGTTTCTTTGGGATATGACCGATAGCATTTCAATTGAATGGTCACGGAAGCATCCAGAACGCTCAACAATTATTCATGCGATAATAATGGCGACTATCAACGCCGTTGTCTTTTGCGGTGGATTTTTGGCTGTATGGCTGGCGAAAGGATGAGGAAATGAGCTATGATATTTCACTATGCGACCCAGTAACGCACGAAACACTTGAAGTGGATGATATACACTTTGTTGCTGGTGGCACTCGTTCCATTGTAGGAACAAAGGAACTGTGGCTTAATATCACCTATAATTATGGAAAGTACTTTCGTCGTGATGATGTGTTGGGTAGCAAGGGCATCCGCTCCATTTACGGCAAAACAGGCGCAGAGAGCATCCCGATGCTTGAAAAGGCTATTTCTGCACTAGGTGACGATGTAGACGATAGCGACTACTGGCACGCCACAGAGGGCAACGCCAAGCGCGCATTGTACGGTTTGCTTGCGTTTGCAAAGATGCGTCCTGACGGCGTATGGGATGGAGATTGAAGGGAGAAAAGTCAATGCCGATATATGAAGTCGCTTTAGGCATCGTTTTGACAACGATGGTTGGTATGTTGTTTGTATCTCCCATTTATCTGTTTGAACGATATATCCTTTGGGAAACTTTGGATGAATATATTGACAGCACCGTTATCAAGGTTGTTGCTTGTGCGGTTCTCAATGTTGCTATTTTCTTAATTGGATATGTAGTCGTTCTTGCCGCTGCGGGGTATAACAATGGCTAACACACTTTGGCATCCAGCAAGCGAACCGCCACGAGAGCGGACGCAGCCTTTGTTGCTTGCGACTAAGACAACGTGGCGTGATAAAGATGGAAAAATGTTGCAAGGAATCTCGCCGACAGCGTACTTTCTTGGCTGTTACGCAGACGGTCAGTTCTGGGATGAGATAGGCGAGAGACTGCCGGATAACGTGACGGTCACACATTGGATGCGCATTTATGCGCCGGAGGGTTGACAGATATGAGACCGATTGATGCAGATGCGCTGCGCCAGAAGATTGAAAAATGCGCTTTGGACGCAGACAGAGCTAGTTCGTTTTCGAATCCCGATGGAGGAGCTTTCTATGATGAGGTGCTGGATGCTATTGATGCAACACCGACTATTGACCCGAACATTCAGTGTCCTGTGACGCATTGAATGACGTTTCCGATGGTATAGGAGGGCTTATGGAAAACAATATCGTTGTTACGCAAGATATGATTGACACATTCACGACAGAAATGCAGGAAGCGTACCAAAAGTACGGCGATGATGAAGAAATCGTTCACAGCATGATGGATGGCATCATGTGTGAAACCTTAGAAAAGATGGGCTTTGCGAAAGGCGTTGAAATCTTCAATGAAGCACCAAAATGGTATGCGTAAGGAGCAGTAAACATGACAAACAAAAAATTTGGCATCATCGTTATGGACTTGAGCTTTTTTGACTTCGGGCCGAAGCCGCCTTGTGGGTATATCAAGGCGAAGCATATTCGCCCGGCATACGGCAAAGGCACAAGGCCTGTAAAGGCGCATAAGCGAATCACGAGAACGAGAGAGGGGTTTAGAAAATGACAGAACTTAAGAGATGCCCGTTCTGCGGTGCGGAACCACCGACTGTAAAAGTGCTTCATCCACTTGACATTAACATGGCTAATTGGGTAGTCTGCGGAAAATGCGGGGTGAGCACTTCTGTAACATTTGGCAAGGAAAAAGCCATCGAAGCGTGGAATAAACGCTACAAAGAGGATTGAGCATGGAGCAGGAACATAAGCCGAGAACATCAATGATTCTTTTGCTGGAACACGTTCACGCGATGGACGAACTGACAGACGAGGAATTTGGAGCATTCATTCGCAACTATGCACAGTATGTTGAGGCTGGACTTGAGCCAGCATACGACAACGATCGTGCTATGCGGATGCTCTGGAAAGTCGTTAAGGCGTTCGATGATATGAACGTGCAGAAGATGGAAGAACGCGATAAGCGTAGACGAGAAGCAAACAAGAAAAATATAAACAAGCGTTGGAACGATAAAAAATACGAAAGCGTACCAATGGTATCACAGGATACGAATGGTATAAATGGTATACCAAACATACCAACTGATACGAATGGTAGCTTATCTGTATCTGATTCTGTATCTGAATCTGATAAAAAAGAAAAATGTGAAAAGAAAAATACCAACGAAGCAAAACGCTTCAAAGCACCGACTGTCGAGCAAGCCAAAGGATACTTCGCCGATAATGGCTACATGGAATCAGAAGCGGAGCGGTTTGTTGATCACTTCACGGCAAATGGCTGGAAGGTCGGCAAGTCGCCCATGAAGGACTGGAAAGCTGCTGCGCGGAACTGGATGCGTAACGTGAAGGACTGGAACGGCGGCTATCAGCAAACAATGGCTGAATTGCCTGATGAGGGAGACTTTCTGCGGTGAATATTGAAAATCAGACCCAATACATCCTGCTGGGAGCAGTCCTCACGTTCTCGGAATACGCAGATGTGCTGCAAGACCTTGAAATCGACGATTTCTGCCCTGAACTGCATGATACATTCGCTGCAATTCGTGGCTATTGGGAGCACAACGACAAATGGAACCCGGTAGAAGTCATGGGGCGGTACGATAACTGCAAGAAAGCAATGGGTGAGTGTCTGGATGCCTTTGGCGCAGAGTTCATCCGCAACGTCACCCATGACATGATGCTTGGATGGGCAAGAATCGTCAAGGAACAGGCAGCGTTGTCCAGAGCCAGAGAGCTTGCGTTCAAAATCGTTGATGGCTCGACCAGATACGCAGACCTAACAGGCATTTATGAGCAGCTAGGCGAAGCTATCAACCTGCACAACGAAAGAAGCGATTTCATCCAGATGTGTGACGGCATAGACAATTATATCCGCAAGCTGGATAATAAGCCAGAGTATATCAGCACAGGACTTAGAGTGCTGGACAACAACTTGCACCTTGTGCCAGGAAACTTCGTTGTGATCGGCGGAAGACCGTCTGCTGGTAAGACCGCTCTGTCCCTGCAACTTGCCTGTGAAATAGCCAAGAACGGACGCAAGGTGGCGTATTTCAGCCTAGAGACAGACCCAGACACGCTCTACGCTCGTATTATCGCAAACCAGCTAGGCGTACCGCTGCACACAGTCAAAAACAAGACTGTCAGCATTGACGAGCTTGACCGACTGGCAACTATCAAGGAATATCCGCTGTTCGTCCGTTCTGCCGCTGGTAAGAGCGTTGGGTGGATTAGAACACAGTCCATCAGGATGCAGGCGAAAGTGGTGTTTATCGACTATTTGCAGCTTATCCATCAAGCCGGAGCGAAAGACCGATACAGTGCCGTCACGGAGATCAGCATGGCACTGCATGAATTCGCACAGTCCACAGGAACGCTGGTGGTAGCACTTGCGCAGCTCAATCGAGAGACCGCAAGAGCGGGCATCCCACCGACTGCCGCAGACCTGCGAGAATCCGGGCAAATCGAGCAGGACGCAGATGCAATCATCCTGTTGGCACAGAAAGTGAAAACGCAAAAGAGACCAGAAGAGCATTATCACTTTGCGCTTGAGAAGAACAAAGAGGGCAACGTGGGGTCACTGGACATCACGTTCCAGATGGAGACGCAGCAGTTCAAAGAATGCGTGTGGATGTAACGAGAGAAGAATAAACATGAAATACCGAAAGAAACCAGTTGTTATCGAAGCATTCAAGCTCAATGCACGAGGACTTGTTGGAGCAGATTGGTTCTGGGATGCAGTAAGTAGCAATGATATTATCACGCATAACTTCGGAAAGTTTTACAATGACCCTGCGTGGTGCGAGATTAAAACGCTTGAAGGGACTATGATTGCGAGGACTGGTGATTATATCATTCGTGGCGTAAATGGCGAAATCTACCCGTGTAAACCTGACATTTTCGAGAAAACATACGAAGCGATTGAGTGATAGTAGCCTAGCATCTCTTCTGTGCTCGTATCGTCACAGTAGAATAGGCAAGAAAAACAGATAACAGGGTCTGGGCGATAAAGTTACCGCCTGAACCCCATAAATATTTTTTATCAATCAACAAACGGAGGAAAACGATTATGAACATCACTCGACTGGAACAGGAGACCATCGTCAACTTTAATGCAGCGGAAGATACTGCATCGGTTTATACCGCTGACCCGGTGTATATGTGCAAGCTTGACAAGCTGTGCGAACGTGAGCCTGCATCGTACAAGCTGGTCAAACAGGACAAGGACGGCAAGTGGTATGAGATGCCCAAACGCCTTGTACGGTTTGCGACCACAAGAATTATGACGGACGAACAGAAAGAAGCGGCTGCGGAGCGTATGCGCAAGATGCAAGCAGATGGTAGAATCTAATCTCCGCTAAAATCTCCAATCAACAAACGTATCAGAAAGCATGGAATGGTGTCAGGTAGTAAAACTACCCTCTGCGACTATTCCGTGCTTTTTTCTCTTGTTATTTATCGAGAGAAAACGGCAAGGCCTGATTTTGGGCAGGAGCCGTCTCGATCGAGTGGCGTTGGGGCTGATATGGCTACAACTATCAGCGTGATGCGTTTGAATGCAAATGGATGCACATGATGCGTTTGCATTCAATCTTCCCCCCTTTCTGTCTCTTATACACATCT